TACTGTTAAATCTACCAACGCAGAAGCGCAATACACATATGACTACAATATGGACGCTAAACAGAAGTACACTGCGGCTCAAGTTTGGACAGATCCTACTAAATCTGACCCAGTCAAAGACATTCTTGCTGCGATGGATGATATCGAAGATCGTACAGGTGTACGTCCTACTCGTATGATCCTGAACCGTAAGACTTACAATGACATGGTTAAGAGTGAATCTATTAAGAAAGCTCTTGCTATGGGTGTACAAGGTGACTGGAAGAACTTGATGCTTCTTCCTGCAGATGCTGAACAATTTGTAGCAGCTAAAACTGAACTTCAAATTGCAGTATATAGCAAGAAGATTGCTCAATTCGCTTCAGCTGACAAACTTCCTGACTATGGAAATATTCGTCAATTTAGCCTAATTGATGACGGTAACGTAGTACTTCTACCTCCTACTCCAGTAGGTCATACATGGTACGGAACTACTCCAGAAGCGTTCGACTTGTCTACAGGTGGCTCAGCCGCTCAAGTTCAAGTACTCGCTGGAGGACCTACCGTTACTACCTTCAAGGAAACTCATCCAGTCAACGTAGTGACCGTAGTATCTGCGGTAATGATCCCATCATTCGAAGGAATCGACTACGTAGGTGTGATTAAGACGAACTAGGAGGATTGGAAATGGCAGTTCTAAAATCTGTTACTTCGGTAATTGTACAGGGTTCGGTAGTTCACGCAGGTACTACTTTTGAGTGCCCAGATTCTTTAGCAGATTCCCTTATTCAACGTGGTTTTGCTCTCCCGATTCAGGAGGCGGAGCATGTAAAAGAGGCGGGTTCAGTTGAAATTCTAAATCAAGATGATGCAGATACCGTTCAACCGACTGAACCTTCACCACTTAATCCTCGGGAAGCTGAAATTGAAATTATGCGCAAGGAATACGCTGGTATGAAAGTCGGGGAACTTTTAGAACTGGCCGAATCCAATGGTATTGATATCACGTCATTGTCACGCAAGAGTGAGTACATTGACGCATTGATTCACTACGAGTTAGGAGAGTAAAATGGCTAAAGAAGCGGATATTGAATTAGTTAAAATTAATACTGATAATGTCAATTCGGTAAATCCATTAACTGATGAGCAAATTTCCGCTCTACTTGACCAACATAAGTCAGTGGCTTATGTAAGTTACAAGATTTGCCTTTTGAATACTCGAAATGATGCTGTAACACTAGGACCTATTAAGCTTCAAGGTGACGCTGATTACTGGAAGAGTATGGCTCAGTTATTCTTCGACGAGTACAAACGTGAACAGGAAGAAGCCGAATTGAAAGCTAGTTCTGGGTCCACTATTTTAATGAGAAGGGCGGACGGTACATGACATACAACTTGAACTATTTTAGGTCACAGGTTCGTCGTGTTATAGACACCGCCCCTACTCATGTTACTATTACTAGAGATGTCTGGGTGTCGGACGGTTACGGTGGACGGAAGCGTGATACTAAAGGTGGTATCGTACGCAGTGACTTACGTTGCGTGTTTGACAACGCTTCGTCCCCGAACCTATCCGTTAACGCAAGTGACGGAGGACGAGTATTATCGCAGAACTCTATTAGGTTATTGGTTCTATGGGAACAGGAATTAGACATTCGGCGAGATGATACAGTTACTATACTCGTATCCGACCGGAAGTACCGAGTTACTGAAGTCAATAACATATTAGAGCAGAACATTCTACTCGAGGTTAAACTGGAGGTTAAGGACTAATGGCTGAACTAGTTTATGATGTAGATTCCTTTGTAGCGGAGTGCATTAAATACCGCAGTAAGATTGAAGTATCAATTTTAACTTTAGCGGAAATTGCGGCTACTAAGATGGAAGATTACGCAAAAGCTAACGCACCTTGGACTGACCGTACAGGTAACGCACGTCAAAAGTTAGCGGGTTCAGCAGGGTTCGTGACCCAAGACCAAGTAATGATTGTAGTGGCCCATCATATGTCCTACGGTTACTGGCTAGAATTAGCGCATCAAAGACGATTTAAAATCTTAGAGGAATCTATAGAGGAGAACGTCGAAGAGCTTTATCGCTCATTAAGACGATTACTTAGTTAGGAGATAGTATGACTAAACGAACTACTATGATGGATAGGTTGAAAGAAATCCTTCCAACTTTTCAACCAGCTGCCCCTCCTACCTTTTTAAGTTTAGGTAACCCTGTCCCAGACGAGCAGGAAGAACGGCCGGATGACTATATCGTATTAGCCTACAGTCACCGACTACCAAGTCAAACTAATCGTTTAGGAAGTTTTGCCTATTGGAAGGTTAAAATTTACGTTCACGCAAATTCAATTATTCCAATTGACCAGTACGGGGTACAGGTTCGAAAACTTATCAATGAGATGGGATACGAAATTACGTACGCCGAAACAGGTGACTATTATGATGTTACTTTAGAGCGTCATAGAATGGAAATTGAATACCGAATACCGCAAGGAGGAATTGCATAAATGAGTAAAGACATTCTTTACGGGATTAAGTACGTAGAAATTGAAGAACTTGACCCTAAAACTCAGCTTCCTAAAGTTGGTGGAGTTAAGTTCGCAATGGATACGGCAGAAACTGCTGAACTCGAGGCCGTTACATCTGAAGGTACTGAAGACCTTAAACGTAACGATACTCGTATTTTAGCTATTGTACGTACTCCAGACCTTTTGTACGGATATAACCTCACATTTAAAGACAATACATTCGACCCAGAAGTAATGGCTTTGATTGAAGGTGGTACAGTCCGTCGTCAGGGTGGAGCTATTTCTGGATACGATTCACCTATGTTGGCCTCAGGTGCCGCTAATATGAAACCGTTCCGGATGACCTTGTATATCCCTAACTACGTAGGGGATTCAATTGTAAACTACGTGAAATTGACGCTTAACAACTGTACAGGTACAGCACCTGGTATGAACGTTGGTAAAGAGTTCTACGCACCTGAGTTTACAATCAAGGCTCGTGAAGCTACTAAGGCTGGATTACCTATTAAGGGTATGGAATATGTAGCTGAATTACCTGCTGTACTTCGTACAATTTCATTCGACTTGAACGGTGGTACAGGTACCGCTGACGCACTTCGAATCGAAACAGGTAAGAAGATTACACCTAAACCAGCTGATCCTACTGGACCAAGTGGTAAAGCGTTCAAGGGATGGAAAGTATTAGGTGATTCAACTGTTTGGGACTTCGATACTATGAATGTACCAGACCGCGATATTACACTAGTAGCCCAATACGGCGACTAGATTTAAAGGAGGACAACTACTATGACATCAGTTAAGATTATCACCGCAGAAGAATTTAAGAATCGTTCGTTCCAGATTATCCAGATTCCTGGATTTACTCCAAAGGACGAACCTATTCACATTCAAATCCGAACCACGGGTATCATGGCCTTACTCGCTAATGGGCGTATCCCTAATACATTGTTAGGTAAGGTAACTGAACTTTTCGGTGAGGATAATAAAGCGGGATCAGCTACTGACGTTACCGCAGGAATTACAGATGAAGTTAAGAAACAAGCGTTAGCTAAACTTAGTTCATCTGATTCCGGTGTGAAGGATATGGCTGAACTTCTTCGAGTATTCGCAGAAGCTTCAATGGTTCAACCTACATACGCAGAAGTAGGTGAGTACCTAACGGATGAGCAGTTGATGACCATCTTCGGAGCTATGTACGGAGAGGTTCAAGAAGCTGAATCCTTTCGTAATGTCAAGGGAGATGACTAATGTCATAGCAGTGGCTAGCGAATTTCATATCCGTCCTAGCGAGGTTGCTGGGTTTCAGACCGATATTGGAAAATATTGTTTCGATACCGCGGCAGCCGCCTATATTAGATACTTAGCCGACGATAAACAACCTCGGTATCCGGAAGATGAAAAGAGCAATCCGGGTCTTCAAACGTTACTAGGGTGAACCTTTCCGGTCACCCTTATTTTATTAATGAAAGGAGTTTAAATGGATTTAGGTACTATTGCCGCAAAGATGACACTAGATATCTCCAACTTTACCTCCCAGCTAAACTTAGCTCAAAGTCAGGCCCAACGACTAGCCGTTGAATCCTCGAAAGCGTTTCAAATTGGTTCATCTATGACCTCCATGGGTAAAACGATGACTAAAGCAGTCACGTTACCTCTATTAGCCATGGCAGGACTTTCCGTCAAGGTAGGTAACGAGTTTCAAGCTCAAATGTCCCGTGTACAAGCAATCGCCGGTGCTACTGGAAATGAGCTAGACAAGATGAAGCAACAAGCTATTCAATTAGGTGCTAAGACTGCGTTCAGCGCTAAAGAAGCTGCTCAAGGGATGGAGAACTTAGCGTCAGCCGGTTTCACTGTAAATGAAATCATGAACGCCATGCCGGGTACTTTAGACCTTGCGGCCGTGTCCGGAGGGGACGTAGCCCAAAGTGCAGAAGCTATGGCTAGTTCCTTACGAGCGTTCGGACTTGAAGCCGATCAAGCTGGACACGTAGCAGACGTATTTGCTAGAGCCGCCGCAGACACTAACGCAGAGACTGTAGACATGGCGGAAGCTATGAAATATGTAGCTCCGGTAGCCCACTCTATGGGACTAAGTTTAGAAGAAACTGCGGCGTCTATCGGTATCATGGCGGACGCAGGTATTAAAGGTTCACAAGCGGGTACGACACTCCGTGGAGCCTTGTCCCGTATTGCTAAACCTACTAAGGCTATGGTTAAATCCATGGATGAATTAGGTGTATCGTTTTACGACGCTAACGGGAAAATGGTACCTCTTCGTGAACAGATTGGTCAGCTGAAAAAGGCTACTGCGGGCTTAACACAAGAGGAACGTAACCGACACTTAGTTACATTGTACGGTCAACAGTCCCTTTCGGGTATGTTAGCGTTGCTAGATGCTGGTCCTGAGAAACTGGACAAGATGACTAATTCGTTAATCAATTCAGATGGTGCGGCTAGGGAAATGGCGGCTACCATGCAGGATAACTTAGCAAGTAAGATTGAACAAATGGGAGGGGCTTTCGAGTCAGCCGCCATTATCATTCAACAAATTCTGGAACCGGCGTTATCTAAATTAGTAGGATGGATTACGAAGCTCATTGAAGGGTTCGTAAATATGTCACCATTAGGTCAGAAAATGGTAGTTATTTTCGGGACAATGGTCGCAGCGTTAGGTCCACTATTACTAATATTTGGTACGGTTATTAGCACTATTGTTAAAGTTAAGACTGCGATGCAATTCTTAGGAGCTGGATTTGCCGGAACTATGGGAACAATAGCCGCAGTAATTGGTATTATTTACGCACTCGTAGCCGTGTTCATGATTGCATATACTAAGTCTGAAACATTTAGGAACTTTATTGACAAGCTTTGGCCTTCTATTAAAAATGGGTTAGGAGTAGCCGCTCAATGGGCCGCTGAAAAACTCAAGGTCTTATGGGAATGGCTTCATCAAGCTGGTCAGAAAGCTAAAGAGTTCGGACAAGCAGTTCGGGATAAAATCGGTGAACCTCTGAAACACTTCTCCGAGAAATTAGGTGTAGCCGGTGACTCTATTAAAGGGTTCATTGGTGGAGTACTTGAAAAGATGGGGGGAGCGTTCGGTAAGATTGGAGGAGTCGCATCCCTCGCTGTATCGGCTATTACCAAGTTTGGATTAGCGTTTCTAGGAATTACAGGTCCTATTGGACTAGCTATTAGTTTAGTAGTATCATTCCTAACGGCGTGGGCTAAGACTGGAAGTTTGAACGCAGACGGTATCCGTCAAGTGTTCGATAACCTATCTACTACTATTCAGAATGTAGCAGACGCTATATCTAAATACTTACCACAGTTCGTGCAAAAGGGAACTGAAATTTTAGTTAAAATTATTGAAGGGATTACTAAGGCTATTCCACAAATCACACAGACTATTAGTCAGGTGATAACAGCTATTACCCAAACACTAGTTTCGGTTCTACCGCAATTAGTTAGCGCAGGGATGCAGATTTTAACTACACTTATTCAAGGTATTTCGCAAGCCTTACCTCAGATTGTACAGGCTACGGTACAGATTATTACCACGTTACTTAACGGCCTAATACAAGCCCTACCTCAGCTAATTGAAGCCGGTATCCAAATTATACAAGCTCTTATCGGGGCTATTGTACAAGCATTACCGTCTATTGTAGAAGCCGCGGTACAGATTATGATGGCCCTAATTAACGGTATTGTACAGGCTTTACCTACGTTAATCGAAGCAGGTCTTCAGATTATTATGGCCCTCATTCAGGCTATTGTCGATAATTTACCGCAGATTATTGACGCAGGTATTCAGATGCTAACAGCGTTAATTCAAGGACTTATTCAGGTACTTCCTCAGTTAATTGAAGCCGCTATTCAAATCCTAACAGCGTTACTGGAGGCGTTTATTAACGCACTTCCTCAACTAGTTGACGCAGGGGTTCAGTTACTTACATCTCTACTCCAAGGGTTCATTAGTGTACTACCTCAACTACTTCAAGGTGCTATTCAGATTCTAGCGTCCCTACTATCTACCATTTTAAGTCATTTACCTCAATTACTTCAAGCAGGGGTTCAGTTACTAACTTCATTAGTAAGTGGTATCCTGTCAGTACTAGGTTCACTCCTATCTACTGTCGGAAGTATGATGGGTCAGATGATTAGTAAGATTGGTTCATTTGTAGGACAGATGTTGTCTTCGGGGGCTAAATTACTTACTAGCTTCATTAGCGGTATTGCCGGTAAGATTGGTAGTGTAGTTAGCAAGATTGGTTCAATGGGTAGTCAAATGCTTTCCAAAGTAGGTTCCTTTGTAGGACAAATGGCGTCAGCTGGTAAGAACCTCGTAATGGGATTCGTTAATGGGATTACTGGAGCTATCGGAGCCGCTGCGAACGCCGCTGCAAACATGGCTAAAAGTGCATGGAACGCTGCTAAATCGTTCTTGGGGATTAAATCACCGTCTCGTAAGATGATGAAAATTGGTAAGTATACCGGAGAAGGTTTCGGCCTTGGTATTACTAATATGATTCGAACTGTTCGAGATAACGCAAGAGAAATGGCGGAAGCTGTATCCGATGCGTTAAGTGATATTACAATGGATGTTCAGGATAGTGGTATCGTTGACAAGGTTAAGGATATCTACGATCATGTGATGGATCAAGTACCTGATGAACTCAAAGGACCTCAATTAGGTTTAGTCGAATCAGCTGCTACTGCGCCTACGGTAGATTTGTACAAGATTAATCAACGTCCTACAGATTCTAATGAACCTAAGGACGGCGGTGAGTCATCTGGAGGTAACATTACTATTGGAACTATCATTGTTCGTAGTAATGATGATGTAGACAAATTGTCCCGCGGACTGTATAATAAAAGTAAGGAAACGTTATCCGGCATGGGTAACATTGTGACACCTTAGAAAGGAAGACTAAATGGCGAATAGAGATACTATTTTAGTGGACGACATTGACTTATCTACTAAAGGAGTGACTATTTTAGAATATTCGGGAATTAGCTTCGCAGCTCTAAAGGACGGAGGATTTAAAAATCCGGAAGGTATTGACGGGGTACTCGATTCCCCGTCTACTGCCTTTTCTGGACTAACTGCCTCTATTACAGTTCTAATTGAGGGCGAAAGTGAAAAGCATGTGAACGCTACTTATCGGGCATTTAAACAATTCATTAGAAGTCGATCTTTTTGGAAAATCTCCACAAAAGAAGACCCTGAATTTTTCCGATATGGTAAGTTCCTGGGGGAAAGTGAACCAGGTGTACTAACAGACGTTCCAATCTTTGCGCAAGCTCACCTAATTACTAAAATAGGTATTCAATTTAAAGATGGTTACGAATATTCTAAGAATGTAATTACCGGTCAGTATCAGTATGTTTCCGGTACTAACGGTCACGAGATTACTAATCCAGGTAGACCTACAAGACACTTCGAAGTAGAAATTAGTACTACTCAACGTCTTCCAGGCTACATTCGAATTGAATGTATTGGACAAGGTTCTGTAGAGTTCGGAACCAATTCTGTTATCCTTGATCCTGGAAATCGAATTAAGTTCAACTTTGGGACATTCGAACTACTTCAATTAGCTATTAACAATAATGTTAAGAACATTTTCGGGTATTTAAAAAATGCGCAATTCTTTAAAATTCCTTCAGGAGAATCAGTACTTAGAATTAGTTACCGAACCAGTGATACGGCGACATGGACGACGAATCTTCCATTCCAGGTCCGTTATTCGCTGTCCCCGTCCTATTACTAAGGAGGTATTAGATGATTGATAACAATTTAGTCATGACTCCTACTCCGGATAGTATTATTTACGTATACGACCAGAACTTCAATCTACTTGGGGCTAGTGTAGAGTGTTTTCACAAGCATTACGAGGATGAAATTATTACTCGTTCGAAAGGTAAGGAAGTACTTACGTTCGAAGCTGTAGAAACTTCTACTATCTATCAGCATTTAAAAACTGAAAATATTGTTAAGTTTGGCGGTAGATGGTTCCGTATTAAGTTTTCAGAAGATGATAGTTCGGCTAAAGGTGTCACTAAATTCACGTGTTATGCACTTTGGTATGAATTAGCTGAAGGACTACCATCTCCTATTCGAATGATAGCTAGTACGGTTCGAGCGGTAGCTGAAGCTATTACTAAAGATTTTGGTAAGTGGGTAAAATTAGTTATTCCTACGGACTCCGGTAATCGTCCAGTACGTTCAATTACGCTAAAAGAAAATTCGGGACTATACAAGCTCCGTTATTTAGCTAAACAATATAACATGGAATTGACCTTTGGGTACGAAGAGGTATTCGAACAAGAACTTCGGTATGTCAAGACTGTCGTCATTATTCAACAGTATACCGAGTCTAAAATCGATTACCCTCTAGTCGTAGAGGAAAATCTTAAGCATATTGTACGAGCAGAGGATTCCCGTAACCTTTGTACGGCGTATAAGCTGACAGGTAAAGGGGAAAATGACGACGAGGAGTTGACGTTTGCGAGTATTAATCATGGAAGTGACTATTTATTAGATGTTTCCTGGTTTACTGAACGTGGAATGCGTCCTCGGTACATTCCTAAGTCCAAACATGATGACCGTTTTAAAATTAAACAAAACATGCTGGATGCGGCTAGAGCCTATTTAGATGTATACGCTAAACCACTAATTACCTACGAAGCTTCTGCAATTTTGTATGACAAAGTACCAGACTTACATCACAGTCAATTAGTAGTTGACGACTTCTACAAACTAAATGAATGGCGTAAGGTTACTGCTCGTTCAATTGACTATGACGACTTATCTAATTCTCAGATTACGTTCGACGACCCTAGACGGGATTTAATGGACCTAATTAACGACGACGGGGATGGAGCAATTTCTTCAGGGAATGAAGAACAGTCTCACGTAGTCATTAGGTACGCTAATGACATTTTAGGTACAGGATTTAATACTGAAAATGGTAAGTATATTGGGGTACTTACAACTACAAAACGTTCAGAAGACTTAAGACCTGACGACTTTACCTGGGTTAAAATTGAAGGTCCGGAAGGTCCGCAGGGTCGAAACGGTGAACCTGGTACACCTGGACGTGACGGTGTTGATGGAGTCGCTGGTAAAAACGGTGTAGGAATTGTAGATACTGACATTACTTATTGTATTAGCTTATCTGGTACACAAGCTCCTACCGACGGATGGACTTCACAAGTACCTGAATTAGTCAAAGGTCGTTATTTGTGGACGAAGACGTTTTGGAGATACTCAGACGGTACTCACGAGACTGGATACTCCGTAACCTATATAGCCCAAGATGGGAATAAAGGAAATGACGGTGTAGCTGGTAAAGATGGGGTAGGTATTAAGCGTACTGAAATTAGCTACGCAAGGTCTAATTTAGGAACTGAACCTCCTTCCGATGCTAAGTGGGGTTCTCAAGTCCCAGAAGTTCCTTATGGTGAATACTTATGGACACGTACTAAATGGTTCTATACAGATGATACAACTGAAGTTGGTTATTCTGTAGCCCGAATGGGTACCCAAGGTCCTAAAGGGGATTCAGGAAGTGATGGACTTCCAGGTAAAAATGGTGTAGGGCTAAAGGGTACAGAAGTTAAGTACGCATTATCCGATACTGATACAGATACGCCTACCACATGGACACAGCAAGTTCCTACATTAGTTAAAGGTAAGTTCTTGTGGACTCGAACTACGTGGACTTATACTGACAATACTTCGGAAACTGCCTACCAAAAGACCTATATAGCTCGTGACGGTAACGACGGGCAGAACGGTATCGCTGGTAAAGACGGTGTAGGACTACACCATACAAGTATTAGTTACGCAGGTTCTACTTCAGGTACCGAACCGCCTACTAGTAACTGGACTAATAATATTCCAGAAGTTCAACCTGGATTCTATCTGTGGACTCGAACTATTTGGCATTATACTGACAGTACTAGTGAAACTGGTTATTCGGTATCTAAAATTGGGGAACAGGGTCCTCGGGGTATCCAAGGTCTACAAGGTGAAACTGGACGACAAGGTATTCCAGGTACACCCGGACGTGACGGAAGGTCTCAATTTACGCACATTGCGTTCTCCGACAGTCCAGACGGTACAGGATTTAGCCACACTGACCAAGGTCGTGCCTATATTGGATTGTACCAGGACTATAACGAAGCTCATTCTAAAGACAAGGCTTCTTATAAATGGACTAAGTGGGCAGGTCGGGACGGAGCCCAAGGTATTCCAGGTAAAGCAGGGGCAGACGGTAAAACTTCTTACTTTCACGTAGCTTATGCAGGAAGCGCAGACGGAACCCGGTCATTTAGTTTAGATGACCGTAACCAACAATACATGGGATACTATTCAGACTTCGCAATAGAGGATAGTACGGACCCTAAGAAGTATAGATGGTTTGACCGTATGGCTAATGTTCAGGTAGGAGGAGTTAACCTATTCCTTAATTCCTTGTTTACGTTTGGGCTAAAGGAGCAGTATTCTACTTATAATGTAAACGATAGTGTAGAACAGACTAAAGGTCAATTCGCCGTAAGTATCGATACTACTACTAAATTTAGGGGCTATAATACCCTTAAAATAGATTCTACATGGAATGGTAAATATGAAAACCAAAAAATTGCTATTAGGGTAGGCGGCGACAGTCATGTAAGTGGAAATTATGGATTCACTAACCAAAATGTTCGAATCAGTTTCTGGGCTAAAAGTAATAAGGCTAATGCCCAAATTCAATTTAGAGCTGGTAATCGTGGTACAATTGAACCCTTATACCTAACAACTGACTGGAAGTACTACTCTACTTACCTATGTATCGCGGAAGATACTATGGCTAGTCAGGAAGTAATTATTCACCTACTAAGTCAGGAAACTACGGCATGGCTAGCTATGATTAAGGTCGAAGTAGGTACCCTGTCTACTAGTCATACGGAAGCTCCTGAAGATATAGCTTACCGCATTAATAGTAAGGCCGACGGTAAACTGACCCAAGACCAGCTAAATGCGTTAGCGGAAAAGGCTCAAATTTACGAAGCTGAACTGCAAGCTAAGGCTACTATGGAACAACTTAGTGACTTAGAAAAGGCTTATAAAGCCCGTATTAAGGCTACCGAAGAGGCTATTAGTAAGTCAGAAGCGGATTTAATTGACGCAGGACGTCGACTAGATGCTACCGCAGCTGAATTAGGTGGACTTCGCGAACTGAAGAAATTCATTGATACCTATATGTCTTCTAGTAACGAAGGATTGATTATTGGTAAGACTGACGCAAGTGCTACTATTAAAGTAAGCCCGGATAGAATCTCAATGTTCAGTGCTGGTAAGGAAGTTATGTACATTAGTCAAGGGGTTATTCATATTGATAACGGGGTATTTACTAAATCACTTCAAATCGGTAGGTTTATTACGGAACAGCACTATGCTGACCCAGATTTAAACATATGCCGGTATGTAGGTTAGGAGGAAAACTATGGCAGAATTTTGGTCCAATAGTGACCGAGGTTATAAACTTAGATTATGGATTGACCAAGTAGGTCAGAACGTTGAACAAAATACAAGTCAGGTTCGAGCTCGGTTATCCTTACATAATGAATGGTACTCGTTCGCAGAGTATAACTGTTACGCAAATGTAGTCATTGACGGTCAGAAGCAAGAGTGGTCAGGTCGACCAGCTATGCTACAATTCAACTCAATGATTTGGTTAATTGACCGAACATTTACTGTAAGACATAATGAAGACGGGGCTAAGGCGTTTAACTTCTCCGCTCACTTTAGTGGGGACGGTGGATGGTCACCTGCACCGGGTTCATTGAACCTTAGCGGTAGTTTCACTCTTACAACAATTCCACGTACAAGTGATATTACACTTAGTAACTGCGTTATCGGTCAAATGTGTTCAATTGGTATTAGACGGGCGGTAGGTTCTTACTACCACGAGATTCGATACCACTTCGGTAACCAACAAGGTACTGTTACATCTAATGCAGGTTCTTATGCAAACTGGTATGTACCTATGGAGTTGGCTAGAGAAATACCTAACAATATTTCAGGTGTAGGTACCTTGTACATTACTACATTTAATGCAGGACGAAGGTTAGGTACTAAGTCAGTGAACTTTACCGCCTCCTTACCTGACAACATTCAGCCGTCTTTAGAGTCCATTACACTTGTCGATAAGAATAAAACTGCGGCTAGTTTAGTTCCAGCTAACACATTTATTCAGATTGTGTCAGACATAGCTGTTTCCTTTAACGGGGCGCAAGGTAGTTACGGTTCGACTATTAAGAGTATGGGTGCTTACATTGTAGGTAAGGAGAACTCTATTAATAGCAATGGTCAAAGTTTTGGACCATTAGATTTCAACGGTAAGGTAAAGGTACGGGCTACTATTACTGATAGTCGAGGTCGTACATCCTTACCAAAAGAAGTCGAAATTAACGTACTAGAGTACTTTCCACCTGCTTTATCTATTCAGGTATATCGAGCACGGCAGAATCCATCAACCTTGCAAGTAGTTCGAAACTTTAAATTCGCCCCTATTTTAGTTAACGGTATTCAGAAGAATAAAGGTACGCTAAAATTTAAAGTCGCACCTATTAATACTGACAACTTTGTACAAGATACCGGGCCAGCGGCGGGAGAATGGAGAGCTGTTAGTCAGTTAACCAATAGTGCGGCTAACTTAGCAGGTAACTACCCTTCTTCTAAATCATATACAGTAGTAGCTGAATTTACAGACTTGTTTACTCAACAAGCCTTATCAGCCTCTGCTACCGTATCTACTGAAGCTGTTATCCATTCCTACGACAAGCAAGGTAGATTGGGAGTAGGTAAGGTACCGGAAAATGGTAGGTACGGAAGTGTAGACATCGCTGGAGATTACTATGCCGACGGGAAGAGGATTCAGCAATTTGCGTTAACAGGTCCTCAAGGCGAACTTAATAGTTCACTTTCTCCGTGGAATGGTCCTTGGAATGTACAAGGTACTCAATTTGGATGGAGAAGTGGCGACTTCGCAGACAACCCTACAGGTAAGGGCGGCGACTGGGGACTGTTTCGAAACTACTGGCTAGATACTTGGAAAATGGTCCAAATGTTTACCGCAATTTCTTCCGGTCGAACATTTATTAGAACTTCTAATAATAATCGTGAATGGAAACCTAGTCAGTGGAAAGAGTTCGTCTTTAAAGATGACCCTAACCTTATTAATACGGGATGGAAGGAAGCTGGATACGCTGGGTCCTATTACAAGCGGGTAGGGGATGTACTAACTATTAAGTACGATTTTGTAGGAAATGGGGGTACTATTCAATTTGCTAATATTCCTAAGGATATTTTCGACCCACCGCAAGTCTATATGTTTGTTATAGCCGCATGGTCCATTGTGGGGGAAGTAAACACTCACGTACAGGTTAATAAGGGTCAAGGAGTACTCCATGCTTTAGCAACCGGTAACGGTACAAAATACGCCGGACAGCTTACAATTATGTTATAATATAACAGAGGAGAAAATACATGAAACTTGAATTTATTTCTAAATCACTTACCTATCTAAATTCCGAACCTTTAAAGACTTTGGTTGTATTAGGTAACTCTAATGGAGCCTATCTGCCAGTATTGTTCGAAAAAGAGGATATTGAAAAATCCGACGCAGAGCTATTTTTAATGGCGTTGGATACCCTGTATGAGGAAAATTTCCCAGACCGTGCGGAAAAGGAAAAATTTAATAAAGTAGACGACAAGTTGAAACGCCAACAAGAATTGAACGAGTCGAACCGTGAACTTCTTGTACAAGTTTCAACTATATCTGAAATCCTGGTTACGTTAGCCATTTCCACTTCTGGAGGAATGGAACCGAATGCCTACAGTAAGGTAGCCGAGTTCATTAAACCTTTAGTGAATGACCATCGTTATGTGAATAACGATATTGTGTCAATGCCTTACCCATTCGACACAAATCCGAAATGGCCTAAAGGTACTCCTACGATTCTGAAATTTAGTATGCCGGCCGCGGATGGCTATACATACAAGGGTCAGAAAGTGGAGGACCTATTGCGTACAGGAGCAGCTACTGTCGTCTTACCTAGATTAGGCTAAGGAAGGAGAATAAATGCCTGTACATACTGAAGCTGAACTAATGCATTGGCTACTTACTGTGGTATTGCCTGTAATTGTTACAGGCGCAACCTTTTATACTTCCGCGAAAGGACGTGCATCTCAATTAGAGAGCCGTCTAACAACGCTGGAGGTTATTATCAAAGAGCAGGAAAAGGTAATTGAAAGCCATAATCGTCGTTTAGATAAGCACGAAGAGGAACAGAAGATTACCTTGGCACTTGTAGAACGTATTGATAATCTTAATGCTAACATGCGTGAATTGAAAAATGACGTAGCTGACATTAAGAAACTAGTAGATAACTAATAGGAGGATTAGAAATGAATAAATTTGCTAAGAAACTTGGAATTAAGGTAGTGAAAACTATGGCTCAAGCCGCTTTGGGGGTAATTGGGTCATCTGCGCTACTTACAGAAGTGAACTGGACAGTGGTAGCATCCACTATCGCGTTGGCGGGTCTTACGTGTGTCCTTATGAACTTGGCTGACTTGAAAGAGGAGGAATAACATGCCTGGACAATTAGGTAATTGGTTCGTAGCCCGTCGTGGACGGGTTACTTACTCAATGACAGGAAGTCGTAACGGTAGTGACGGTACAGGGGATTGTTCAGGTACAGTCTCCCAAGCCCTAAAAGACAATGGATTTAATATTCAAGGTCTTCCATCTACTGTTACACTCGGGGCTCAATTAGCTAAAGTAGGCTGGGTTCGAATTAGCCGAAATGAAGATTGGGACGCAAAGGCGGACGACATTGTACTCATGAGCTGGGGACATGATATGTCTACTTCAGGAGGTTCAGGAGGTCACGTGGGAGTAATGCTGGATTCAGTTTACTTCATTTCATGCGACTACTCAACTAAAGGCGCTCCAGGTCAGGCTATTAATACCTACCCATGGGACGATTACTACAACTGGAACACTCCAGCATACATTGAAGTATGGCGGTATAATGGTAATGTACCAAAACCGGGTCAACCTAATACCGCCGCAGTATCTACACCTACTCGCAAGCCTGATAGCAAAGCTTACTATTTAGCTAATGATGTTCAGTTCGTGAACGACATCTGGCAAATTAAGTGTGATTACCTCGCACCGGTCGGATTCGATTGGACAGAAAACGGTATTCCGGTAAGCCTTGTTAATTGGGTAGACGAGAACGGTAACAATGTGCCGGACGGAGCAGATAAAGACTTCAAACCTGGAATGTACTTTAGTTTCGAAATTGACGAAGCTCGTATCTACGATACAGGTATCGGAGGCTATTACGGTGGATATTACTGGCGTCAGTTCCAATTCGGACAGTTCGGAAATATCTGGCTATCTACATGGGACAAGGATGATTTAGTGAACTACTATAATTAGTTCAGTCATTCTACACCATTGACCTATTTAGGTTAAACCTGTATACTATATATGTTCATTGTTTTATCTGTGACTATTCACGCAAGGGAAGTCGGGCTTATAACCCGGCTTTTCTTGTTGCAAAAAAGTTCAACTTTTTCGAATATTTCGGGATTTATCGGTTGTGTATTACCGGGTAATATGTTATACTTAATGTGTAAATAAGAAATACAAAGAAAACAGAGGTATAAAACAATGGGCAAAATGACTGAACTTTATGTAGGTATGGTTAACAAGTTAACGTAGGAGCTGACGCTGAATACGAATGGGTATACAAACCAGTAAAGGTTATCGAAACTTCTAAACAGTACAAACTATTAGAAGATGATTGGAGACTATTAGCGTCAGCTGGTACAATTATCCGTAAAGATGTATTAGAACAAGCGTGCGGGGTATTTGGATGTATTAACTCACCTACGGTAGTACTTGTAGCAGATAACGAACAACAAGCAGCTAAAGAACTTGCTAGTCAAATTAGCGCTCGTCTAACTAACTTATCCGAACGTATCGAACGTATTTTAGCTAGAAATGGTCGAGTAAGTAATTACCTTCGCGGTACATTGAACCGACTTACTCAACAGTTAAACGTGACACAAAGTCACTTATAATAAAACTTGGTACAAGGGGTATTAGGTTACCCCTTGTATATTACCCTATAATATGTTAAACTAAATTAATTTAAAAATTTTGGAGGACACTATGAAACTTATTTTCACAGAGCTTAAAATCGGTGATACGCTAACTAACAAACGTAACTCAAAGTCATTTAAAGTAGAAACGTTACTACCGGAAGAGGGAAAAGCGGAGTTACTTAACCTGGATACTCAGGAAGTAGTAACAGCGGCTAAAGCTACATTAGAACGTTGGTACGAGGTACAGAATGAAACTCACGAACCAAAAGGTCCTAAAGTAGCTAGACGGTCAGTACGCCGGACACCTCGTCCAGTAGTTACTGAACCAATTGCAGATACTGACGATACCGAGGTTGTAGAGATTAAGGAAAAGCGCAATAAAAAGGCGAACAGTGCTGTACCTAAATCCGACCATGTACTATCCCTCACTAAGGAATTGGAAGCTCGTATTAGTAAAGACTTTCCAGCTTCCAGACGTGGGGTAACTCAATCGTTCATTAAGTACCATCATAAGTATAACTTCGTTAAGATTTTCCAAACTAAGTCCAAGATTCGAATCAATGTCCTATCTCGCGCAATGCCTGAGGAAGTGAAACAAAAATTGGATCGAATTGTTCCAGCTAAATATGGTTGGCCAATTGATGGATTATTTACAATTCGCCGGGAAGAGGACCTAGATACTGCGATGGAACTGATTGCTTATTCTGCGAAAGGAGCTAAGGATTGATTCAATTAGTTATTGATAAATCCAGAATGAACAAGCGAGGTAATAGTATTTACATCACTGTACCTAAGGATACAGATGACGAGGAGTTATTAGGTACCCAACTGTCTACCCTACCTAAAATTAGGGAATTAGGGTATAATCATTTCGAGGTACCTATTCGATACTTTTCGGAAGTACTTACTGCGCTGGAGTTCTGGGATTTAGAAATTAAAGGGGAAATACCTCAAGAAATTCGGGAGTACATTAAGTCCAGAAATGATATTGTGAACGCTGATACCGGAGACTTTACTTTTAAAACGAAGCCGTTCGAACATCAGGTAGAATGTTTTGAGTTCGCCAAAGACCATCCATGTTTCCTATTAGGTGACGAACAAGGTCTAGGAAAGACTAAGCAAGCTATTGACATTGCAGTAAGTCGTAAGAATCAATTTAGTCATTGTCTAATAGTATGTTGCGTATCTGGTCTTAAATGGAATTGGGCTAAGGAAGTGGGTATTCACTCCAACGAACAAGCGCACATTATAGGTAGCCGAGTGAACCGTAACGGTAATTTAGTTATCGAAGGTATTAATAAGCGAGCGGAGGACTTACTAACTAACCATGAGGAGTTCTTCCTTATTACTAATATTGAAACTTTACGGGATAAGGCCTTTACTTCGGCTCTTCGAGAACTTACCAATTTGGGGACGATTGGTATGGTAGTAGTAGACGAGGTACATAAATGTAAGAACCCTGGAAGTCGACAAGGTGAAGCTATACATAAGTTAAATAGCTTCTATAAACTGGCTTTGACAGGTACACCCCTACTGAACTCACCTATCGATACCTATAACATTCTAAAATGGTTAGGGGTGGAACACCACTCACTAACCGCGTTTAAAGCCCGCTATTGTGTACAGGATAATTTCGGTCAGATTACAGGTTACCGAAACTTGTCCGAACTGAAGGAAATAGTGAACGCTAACATGCTTAGGCGTACTAAGGACCAAGTACTGGACCTACCTCCTAAGATTCGAACCATGGAATATATAGACATGGGCAAGGACCAAGCTAAAATCTATAACGAGGTTCGAACTAAATTCATTGAGGATATCGACAAGGTTATGCTAAGTAGTAACCCACTGGCTGAAACTATTAGGTTACGACAAGCTACAGGAAATCCAGAAATTCTAACTACGAAGAAAGTCAAATCGGCGAAGTTCGAACGTGCGTTAGAAATTATAGATGAATGTATATCTAGTGGTGAATCTGTAATTGTGTTCAGTAATTGGGAGAAAGTAATTACCCCACTATTTCACTCTATCATGAAGAAGTACCCAGCTACTTTAGTTACAGGGGAAACGGAAGACAAGTTCGGAAATATTCAAGCCTTTACCGAATATAAAGGACCTTCTGTTATCTGTGGAACTATAGGGGCATTAGGTACAGGGTTCACCTTAACTAAAGCTACTACAGTAATATTCTTAGACAGTCCGTGGACTAAAGGTGAGAAGGATCAGGCGGAGGACAGAGCCCATCGTATAGGAGCTACATCTCCTGTATCCATTATTACTTTAGTATGCAAGGGAACGATCGACGAAGTAATCGAAGATATCGTAGCTAGTAAGGGAGAGATAGCTGACTATGTAGTAGACGGTGTACCTCTAAAGAACAAGTTAGCTAATCTATTCGATTTAATTATAAAGCGCTAAGGGGTACAGATGATTAAAAGAACAATGTATAGTCTAGTACGTAAGGATACAAAGCAAATTCTAGACAAGCGACAGTTCCTATCTTGGACTAAGGTAGATTACTGCGAGGCGTTAAGTGGGTTATTAGAACGAGGGGATATGAAGTATATAGCCCTTCAATTGAACGGTAACGAGCGTACCTTAAAGCGCATGGTGAAGTTCGATAAACTACCCAACGAAAAACAATGTGAAGCTATTCGGAGGTTAATAAATGAAGGAAATTAATGGTGTAAAATACTACCGAATTTCGGAGGTATGTAAAATGGTAGGGCGGAGTCAGACTACTATCACTCGAGTGTGGTACGGAGCCGCAAATTATGCGAAGGAGCAGAATATCCATTTCCCGTTCTACTTACCTAAATTTCGAAATGATTTAGACGGTAAGAAGACACGGTATTGGAGTGAGGAAGGTGTCCAGAAATTAATTAAGTTTCGGGACTCTATTGTACCCGGAGATTTAGCATTCTACAACCGTCAGCATATGTGGGGAGAACGTCAACTAATCTCAAAGGACCGACAACAATTTAGACAAGAAATGTCTGAACTCGCCGACGCTAATTTAGATGAACTTATGAAGGAGAAAATCTAATGAAAGAAATTCAAAACGAAAAAGAGTTTTTAGCCCTATTACCACAAGTCGCCCAATCTAATTTGGAACTTGGTGAATTAACCAAGACAGTTAAATCCGGCAAGGAATTACTAAAGAGTTACATGCTACTTGAGGACATCGAATCAGTAGAAGTAGGGGATTGGGGAGTTACTTGTTCAAGTTCTACTAAATCCTCTATGGATGAAGACATGCTAGTTAAAATTGTTCGGGACTTAATTGAACAATCTGATGGACTTAATAAAGAAGCCTATCAGAATCTAATTGTAATGAAGCCAAGTATCGATGAAGATTTGCTAGAGGACCTAATCTACACCAAGCAGCTTGACCCCGAAGTGATTAAGCCTGCTATTACTGAGACGGTGTCCTATACGTTACGCTTTAAAAAGATTAAGAAGAAGAGCCCTAAATCTCGCAAAAATTCTTAATATTTCGCGGCTATTTAACGTTATTTTAGAGAGTACGTAAAATACCATTAAGGAGATAAAACAATGCCTAGAGAGCGTATAAAATCGCAGAATAATAACTTCAATAATCGTCATCTACTATTTAAGTCTATAGGACTTCCCACGAAGGGTCTATTTGGAAATAGTACGAAAGGTCTATCTAATAGGGATAGGGACTATCTAATTACTAAGGACCAGATACTTAATTTCATTGACGGTAAAGCCTACACGGAAATTACCTTGAAACAATTAAGTCACTTCTTCCTTGTTCAGTACGAATTTATTTACAAGGTTGAGTGCATTGATTACAATTGGTTCAATTTCCAGACTACGATGAAGAAGTTAAAAGATTATACAGGATACTCCTCGTGGGTAGAAATGGCGTGGTTCCTGTACCAATCGATTGACAAAAGTTCGAGATGTTTGTTCGAAAATGTACCTAATGTGATTACGCTGTCTGTATTTAAAAGATCTTGGCTAGTGGACGAATTATTAGACAAATCTCCGAAATTTAGCTCATTTTATTAAAAAGATGTAGACAAAATATAGATCTTTTTCGAACCACTTAACAAATTCGCGAAATTTGGTGTATATCTAGTAAAAAAGACTTTTTTACAAAGTCATTTTTACAGCTGCTTTAGAGCAGCTTAGCAAGCTAGATCTCTCTCCCTCCATCGGGTCCATATATACAGGTATTGAACTATTTTAGGTATATGGACTAATATTAGAAAGGTAAAAAAAAAACTAAGGGCGAATTGAACATTTAGAAAGGTAAAATAATGGACGTAAATGAAATATGGAAAAGAAAAGTTCATCAATTATTAGTTGAATCAGGAGTACCTAAGAAATATTTAGTTCCTCAAAATCTAGTCCCGCGAAAGGCTGATGATTTAGCTTGGCAGTGGCTAGAGGATTATAGGTCAAATGTTGTTGAAAATGTTAATGAAGGTCGAAATGTTGTCATTACTAGTAGTACGGTTGGTAATGGAAAAACTAGTTGGGCGATTCGATTGTTACAACGTTATATCGCCGAAACTGCATTGGACGGATTATTAGATGTTAAAGGTGTATTCTGTGTTAGTTCTTCTATGTTGGAAATCTTCGGCGACTTCGGATACTTCGAAACTAGTATTGAATTTTTTAACTATCTGAACCGCCTAAAGACTTGTAGATTATTAGTAATTGACGAAGTGGGGTCAGGTAGGGTTACGCAAGTATCCTACAATCATTTCTACGACCTTATTAATTACCGGGTAGATAATAATTTATGTACTATCTATACTACTAACTATTCGGATGAAAAGATTCAAGACGTATTAGGAAAGCGTCTGTATAGCCGAATTTATGATACCTCGACTGTAGTGGAGTTCACTGCGTCAAATGTTCGAGGTTATACCTCGCAGGAGGTGAAGGAATTTGAACGAGCCTAAGTATTTAGTACTGGATAAGAATCTAGTACCTATGATTTATAAGAATGTTAGGGGCGAGATAGTTAAGTGCTGTCTTTTAAAGCCAATTAGCGCCTCCGTATATCTACTCGATAACTTGTTCTTAACTGAACGGGAAGTTCGGGAATACGACGAACGGCTTCTTGATTTTATGTATAAATACTGGAAGGAGAATATTTATGACTTCAAAGTCGAAAAGGTTACTATCCCTTGTGATTAGTTCCGTACTATTAGGTGTAGTAATAGGAGTAGTAAGCATGCTGGCCTATACTAACTCTAAAGTGAAGCAGGTAGAAGATCAGTATCGTAACGCTTATTACCTATCTATGGACGATACCGGGTTATGGTTGGGTGACCGACCTGGTCATAAATTCTATCCAATGTACGACATGCACGGAAATAGATTGGGGGCTAAACGTGATTCAATTACAGGTACTGAATAAGGTACTTCAGGACAAGAGTACTTCTATTTTAGTTAACAATGGCATAACGGACGAATACTTCAGTGACTATTATCCTGAATATGAGTTTATTATGGACCATGTTCGAAACTATGGGAATGTCCCAGATGACGAGACTGTACTTGAACATTTTCCTGGGTTCGAACTTCTGAACATTTTAGAAACCGACGCTTATTTAGTAGATAAGATAAGGGAAGAGCATTTATATAATGCGATGGTACCTATCCTTAGTCAGGCGGCTGAGGATATGCAGACTGATTCGAGTATAGCTGTATCAAACATTTTACCTAAACTGGAAAAACTCATTCAGCAATCTAAATTCGTAGGCGGTGTAGACTTAACTAAATCAGCGTACGACCGTTTTAATTGGGCTATGGACATTGCTGATAAGTCAGGTGACTTATTAGGGGTACCTACAGGATTCGAACTATTAGACGATGTATTAGGTGGAATGCTACCGGGTGAGGAACTGATTGTCATTGTAGGACGACCTGGACAAGGTAAGTCCTGGACACTTGACAAGATGATGGCTACGGCCTGGAAACAAGGTCAATCTGTTTTACTCTATTCGGGGGAAATGAGTGAAATGCAAGTTGGTTCTCGAATCGACACCCTACTATCTAATGTAAGTATTAATTCCATTACTAAAGGGGTCTGGAACGATAACGAGCTAAAGAAGTACGAGGATCACATCGAACTCATGCAAGATAGTGATACTCCTCTCGTAGTCGTTACTCCAATGATGATTGGTGGACGTAACATGACCCCAGCCTTATTAGACAGTATGATTCAGAAATACAAGCCTAAGGTAGTAGGTATTGACCAACTGTCCCTTATGAACGAGTCTATACCAAGTAGGGAACAGAAGCGTATTCAGTATGCTAATATTACCATGGACTTGTATAAGCTATCAGCTAAATATGGAATCCCTATTGTACTAAATGTACAGGCCGGACGGGCGGCAAAAGACGGCAGTAACGATACTATTCAATTAGAACATATCGCAGAATCCGATGCCGTGGGACAGAACGCTAGTCGAGTTATTACAATGCAACGTGACGAGGCTAATGGTATTCTTAGATTGTCCGTAGTAAAGAACCGGTACGGTGAGGATAACAAGACTATTGAGTATATGTGGGACGTAACTACAGGTACCTACACTCTTATAGGCTTTAAGAACGATGACGACACGGAAGACAAGTCTAGTCCGGTTATGTTGAAAGCTCGTCAGTCTTCTAATAAGTTGCAGAAGCAAGTAAGTCGGGAAGGAGTAGAGGCATTTTGAAAGTTAATGGATTATATATTGACGCTACGTGCGAACAAATTATTCAGCAACTTACTTTCGAACTTGAGCGGGACTATGGACGTACCTTATTTAGACGTACAAAGAGCTTAGGTTCGAATATGCAATTCTCCTGTCCATTCCATGGCAACGGTATGGAGAATCATCCATCTTGCGGAATGAGCAGAGAGGTTACATACTCCGGTACACGACTAATTGAAGCGGGTACAGTTCATTGCTTCACTTGCGGCTACACGGCAAAACTGAACGAATTTATTAGTGACCTATTTAATCGGAAGGACGGAGGCTTCTACGGTAACCAATGGTTAAAACGAAACTTCCTATCGGGCGAGGAACAAGTTCGACCTTTATTAGATTTAGGTCTTCGTAAAGGTAGTAAGACAGCAAAGCGGTCGTATTCAATTATATCCGAAGAGGAGTTGGAGAAGTACAGATGGATTCATCCGTATATGTATAAACGCAGACTGACTGATGAAATTATTGAACTATTTGACGTAGGTTACGATAAACTGAACGACTGTATTACGATGCCGGTTAGGGATATGCGAGGAAATACTGTATTCTTTAACCGACGGAGTGTAGGACAGAAATTCCATAAGTACGGAGAGAGTGACCCTAAGACTGAATTTCTATACGGGGCGTACGAGGTATTGAAGTACCGAGATAGGTTCGAAGATAGTTCGAAATTATACGTTACTGAATCCGCTATCAACTGCCTTACTCTTTGGACACTCGGAATCCCTGCTGTAGCCTTAATGGGAGTCGGTGGAGGTAATCAATTCGAACTTTTGAAGAAGATGCCCTTCCGCACTATTGTATTAGCATTAGACCCAGATGAGGCCGGATATAAAGCTAGTTGCAAAATTCGTCAACGACTAAGTAAGGACAAGGTAGTATACTTCCTAAACTACCCAGCAGAATTTTGGGACAATAAATGGGATATAAATGACAAACCGGAATTAATAGATTTTGCAGATTTGGTCTTGTAATTTATTACCCGATAATGTATAATAGACTTATACAATTTCTTTAGGAGATTAAACAATGAACAAACTTGTGAACGATATTGTGGACTGTATTGGTACAGTTCCGGATACTGATTGTGTAGCCTTGTATAATGTGAACCCTAACGGAGCCCTTGCCGTGGTTTATTCCCGGTACTCAGGTATGTTACATAAAATCGGACAACGCTATTTTAGCTTTAGCCGAGAGGATGTAGATAGCTTTGTTTGGAGTACATTAGATAAGGCTTTAAGTACGTTTAGAATCGACGCTGGAGCTAATTTTGCTACTTATGTCACAAGACTTATGCGGAACACGATGCGTAATGAATATCGACATTTAAAGGTTACATCTGTGCAACGAGATTGGTTCGTAGATGTTGAGTGGGAAGGTAACACGTCTTGCGACGATGTGGATAATTACAATGTATTCTATTCACGGGGTGTGGAGGAAGATTGGTCAGCTATTGACATTACTACTTCACTACCTACCCTACCTTTAACAGATAAGCAATACGCTTATATCGAATGTATCGTACGGAACGGTCAAATCCTAACTGACGCAGAAGTCGCTAAAGAAATTGGCGTTACTCGTGCGGCAGTAGCAGGGATTAAACGTTCATTAGCTAAAAAGTTGGATAATTTTCTAAACTAGTATACCCTACACCTAAATTAGGTGTATATTAAATTATAAGGCACTTATACACTTAAACCCTTATACACTTAAACACTTTAAAGGAGGACCAAGATGGGTCGAGTAAGTATTAATAATTCCGGTAGTTATGGAACCGGTAACGGGAACGGATTCTTTAGTTTAGCTGACGATAAGGATTCAGCAGTCGTTACATTCCTGTACGAAGATCCGGATGGACAAGATATGGATTATTTTGTAGTCCACCGAGCAGAGATTGATGGGCGCGAACGCTATGTGAACTGTTTAGCTATTAGCGAAGACGGTGAAAGCATTCATCCAGAAGATTGTCCATTGTGCGAAGAAGGATTCCCTCGTGTAGAGAAGCTATTCCTTCAATTGTATAACGAAAACACTGATCAGGTTGAAACATGGGACCGAGGTCGTAGCTATGTGTCCAAGATTGTTACACTCATTAACAAGTATGGATCACTTGTCAATCAGCCGTTTGAAATTGTTCGAAGCGGTAAGAAGGGTGACCAACGTACTACGTACGAATTTTTCCCAGAGTCAGCTGATCCAGATGTAACACTTGACGACTTCCCAGAGAAATCAGAGTTGTTAGGTACCCTTATCTTGGACCTAAGTTCAGACCAGATGTACGATGTACTAGATGGTAAGTTCACACTAGAGGATAATTCCTCACGACGCTCTAGCGGGTCTACACCTCGTAGAGGTTCTAGTCGGGATACAGGTTCTCGTAGTCATGCACGTGAATCAGTAACACGCCGCGGACCTAGTACATCCGGACCACGTACATCCGGACCACGTACTAGAGGTGGTCGATTCTAAGAGGAAGCAATTTAGCTTCCTTTTTATTTTAGAAAGGTAAACAATGACACAAAAAGGATTATTCGGTATACCTACACGAGGGGGTAGAAAATCTGACCAGAAGTTACTAGCGCAGAAACGCAACCGTAAAGATTCGGTAGAAGTTACCTATATTAGTGGTGACCATTTACGAGATGCGGTAGCTAGAGCAAAAGCAATGTCTAAACGCATTTTAAAAGATGTACTTCCTAAATTGGAACTAGTTACAGACGAGGACAGGCTGGATGAGTATATAGGAGCTTGTATTGAAAATGGAATTGTAGCCCTGGACGTGGAGACGAACGGTAAGGATTCAATACACGAGGACCTCGTAGGTGTCTGCTTGTATACGGAAGGTGAAAAGGCTATTTACGTTCCACTGAATCACCGTAGTAACTTAACTAAGCAACGCATAAAAGATCAGATTGATTCCAAGGTTATGAAAGAGTTCATTGAAGAAATGATCGAATGTGATGTGAAGTTCGTGTATCATCTAGGTAAGTTCGATATTAATAGTATCTACTGGCAATTAGGTATTAGGATGCCTGACCCACTATGGGATACTTACATTGCGTCGAACTTATTGAACGAAAACGAACCTCACTCCTTGAAACTTCTTTACGCTAAATATGTAAAAGAAGACGAGAACGCAGAGGTCGCGAAGTTCAATGACTTGTTTAAAGGAATACCATTTAGTTTAATTCCTCCAGATGTAGCCTATATGTATGCGGCTTTTGACCCGTTACAGACATACGAGCTTTACAAGTTCCAAAAGAAGTACCTTACGCCGGGAACTGAAGAATGTACATCTTGTAATTTAGAGCGGGTGAGCGAAGTTTATCAAAATATCGAACTTCCACTAATCAAAGTCTTGTTCGATATGGAGTCTTACGGGGTAGCCTTGGACGAGGTGAAACTTGCGGAAATTAAAGCAGAGTTCGAACAAAAGATGGAGGAAGCGGAAGAATTGTTCAATTATGAGGTAGCTAAATACGCTCCCGAAATTGAGGATCTTCGAACCATTAACTTCCAACAATACCAAAAGCTAACGCTGAACGGTAAGGGGGAAGTAACTGTATCCATTTCGAGTAGCACTCAACTTGCAATCCTGTTCTACGACATTTTAGGTCTAAAGAGTAACGACGATAGAAGTCCTAGAGGAACAGGCGTGGACATTGTCAAAGCATGGGATATTCCTATTGCTAAAGCATTGCTCCAGTATCGTAAGTACGCAAAACTAGTTTCGACCTACATGACATTAGACGAGTACCTCGCTAAACCTGACAATCGAGTTCATACTAATTTCAAACAGTACGGCGCTAAGACAGGACGTATGTCAAGTGAAGGACCTAACTTACAGAACATTCCATCACGTGGTGAGGGAGCAGTAGTTCGACAAATCTTTGCAGCAAGTCCTGGACATTACATTATAGGTAGTGACTATTCTCAACAAGAACCTCGTTCACTTGCGGAGTTAAGTGGGGACGAGAACATGATTCACGCCTATGAACAGAACTTGGACTTGTATGCAGTAATCGGTTCAAAACTATATCATACCGAATATGAAAACTGTTTGGAGTTTAACCCAGATGGTACTACAAATCCCGAAGGTAAGAAACGCCGTAACAATGTAAAGTCCGTTCTTTTAGGTTTGATGTATGGACGAGGTGCGGCCAGTATCGCAGAACAAATGAAAGTGAGCGTAAAGGAAGCTTCTAAAGTTATGGAGGACTTCTTTAAACAATTTCCAAAGGTAGCTGATTATATTGTATTCGTCCAGCAACATGCTATTGACTACGGATATGTGGAAACAGCTACTGGAAGACGTAGACGCTTACCTAATATGAGTTTACCGCAATATACCTTTGAGTATGTAGACGCTAGTAAGAACGAAAACTTCGACCCACTAGATTTTAATGGACAAGCCGAAGGTTCAACGGAAGTACCTGATTACATTATCGAGCAGTATTGGGCAGAGTTAGATAGAGCATGGGGGTTCAAAAAGCGTAACGAAATTAAGTCACGTGCGTTAGAAGAGGGTATTAAGATTCATGATAACGGAGGCAAGATAGCCGACGCCGAACGTCAATGTCTGAACTCCGTGATTCAGGGAACTGCCGCTGACATGACTAAATACGCTATGATTAAGGTACACAATGACCCTGAACTTAAAAAACTAGGATTCCATTTAATGATTCCAGTACACGACGAACTTTTAGGTGAGATCCCTAAAGAAAATGCGAAACGAGGGGCGCAACGATTAACGGAAGTTATGATTGAAGCCGCTAAGGATATTATTAGCTTACCTATGAAATGTGACCCTAGTATTGTAGATAGATGGTACGGAGAGGAGATTCAATTGTGATTGTAATTATTACTTGTGGTAAGGCGAAACAAGCTTGTCCCGCAAAAGCTATTGACATTTACATAGGCTCCGTATTTAAGGGCAAATTGAAATATGCTAAGTCCTTATACCCAGATGCTCCGATTTACATCCTAAGTGCCAAGTACGGTATTATTCCATCTGATAAAGTTATTGAACCGTATGACCTAATGGTACCTGAACGAGAAAATGAATTTTTCCAAAAATGGTCTAACGAAGTATTAGGTCAGTTAAAACAATTCGACCCTAAGGAGGAAGTAGTATTCTTAGGTAATCAGCATTATTACAAGCCGGTAGATAAATATTTTACAGGTAAGAAACATGCCCCGATTATTGGACTAACTCCAGGTCGACAATTAGCTAGATTATCTCAGGAGCTGGATAGTGTGAAAAATTCTCAGCAACGAAGACTCTTTTAGTCACTATATTTAAAATAGGTAACCATTGGTACCTATTTTTTACTTCCGGTAAACAAATCGAGAAAATTTGGTGTATAATAAAGTATACAGATTTTCAATTCGTTTGACCTGTAATTAAAAATAAACGGAGGGCCGCATGAACAAAGTGGTTTTATTAAGTGGGGGAGTTGACTCCACTACCTGCCTAGCAATGGCAGTCGCTAGATACGGAGCCGATAAGGTTACCGCATTAACATTCTTGTACGGGCAAAAGCATTCGAATGAATTACAAAACGCCCGCAACGTAGCAAAACATCTAGGAGTAGAATTAGTAGAAGCTGAAGTTTCTCGACAGATTTTCCAAGGTTCGAAATCTACTCTACTACAAGGTAACGGGGACATTTCCCATGAATCCTACGCTGACATTTTGGCTAAGAACGGTGAAGGTGTTGTAGATACCTATGTACCGTTTAGAAATGGATTAATGTTGTCACAAGCCGCAGCATTGGCTTATAGTAAGGACGCAGACGAGGTCTGGTACGGAGCTCATAGCGATGACGCTGCTGGGTCAGCTTACCCAGACTGTACCCCCGAATTTTACGCCGCTATGGACCAAGCAATTTTCCAAGGTACTGGACATACTGTACATCTACTTGCTCCACTTCTTAACCTAAACAAGGCGCAGGTAGTAGCCGCTGGACTTAAAATTAACGCACCTTATGAACTTACTCGTTCATGTTATGAGGGTCACGAGTACGCTTGCGGTAAATGTGCTACGTGTATTGACCGTCTACATGCGTTCGAGGTTAATGGTGTCACTGACCCTGTTCAATACGAAAGGAACTAAAAATGAAAGTATGTAAACAATTTAGCTTTGACGCAAGTCATCAACTTGTAGGTCACTTTGGAAAATGTGCTAACCTACATGGACATACCTACAAGGTTGAACTATCCTTTACTGGACCACTTCATACGGAAGGTTCAAGCGAAGGTATGGTAGTAGACTTCTATCATGTTAAGAAGTACGCTGGAGCACTTATTGACCGTCTAGATCATGCTACATTGCTCCGAGGAGATGAACCTATTGCAGTAGCTAACGCCGTAAGTACTAAACGAGTCCTTTTCGGATTTAGAACTACGGCAGAAAATATGTCTAAATTCCTAGCTTGGTATTTAGGAAAAGCACTTCAACCTTATGCTCGTTTGGATTTTGTTCGATTGTGGGAAACGCCTACAGGTTACGCTGAGAGTGACTACTATGAAATCTTTACAGATGAAGAAGTAGAGCAGTACTATAACGTTCGATTCTACGACAAGCATGGGTACATTACAGTGAAGGAGTTGTTAGAAAATGCCAAATCAGTATAATCAACCTGACCGTGGGAAGATTAAAATTCGTACCAATAGTAAGACTGAGTTTCCAGTTATGGAAATTTTCGGACCTACTATTCAGGGCGAAGGTATGGTTATTGGCCAAAAGACTATCTTCATTCGAACAGGTGGATGCGACTTCCATTGTAACTGGTGTGATTCAGCTTTCACATGGAATGGTACTACTGAACCTGAATACATTACAGGGTTAGAAGCCGCTAAACGAATTTTAAAATTAGCGTTCAACGACAAGGGTCAACAAATTTGTAATCATGTTACACTGACAGGAGGTAACCCAGCACTCATTGGAGAGCCCATGCAGGAAATGATTACTGAATTGAAGAAGTACGGTTTTAAGTTCGGATTAGAGACCCAAGGTACTCGATACCAAGAGTGGATGAAAGAAGTTTCAGACATTACACTAAGTCCTAAACCGCCGTCAAGTGGGATGCGTACTAATATGAAAATCTTAGAAAAGATTATTGAACGATTTAATGAGGAAGGACTCGAATGGTCGTTTAAGATTGTAATCTTTGACGATGTAGATTTAGCTTACGCACGTAACCTATTTCAAGAGTTTGCCCACTTAATGCGTCCAGTAAACTACCTATCCGTAGGTAACGCAAACGCCTACGAAGAAGGTAAAATTAGTGACCGCTTACTTGAGAAATTAGGCTGGTTATGGGACAAGGTATTCGAAGACCCTGCGTTCAATAACGTAAGACCTTTACCACAATTACATACATTGGTATATGACAATAAACGAGGAGTATAAAATGAAAATTGAACAATTAGATAAAATGAGTAACATCTTAGGACGTGAGAATGGATTTTATGTAAATGAAATTACTACGCTGGACAACGCCGAAACGGCTATTCAGGGACTGTTTGGTCTATTAGGTGAGAACGCTGAACGGGATGGACTACAAGATACGCCTTTCCGTTTTGTAAAGGCACTTGCTGAACATACCGTAGGATATCGTGAAGACCCTAAACTACATTTAGAAAAGACGTTTGACGTTGACCATAACGACCTCGTCCTAGTTAAGGACATTCCATTCAACTCGCTATGTGAACACCATTTAGCTCCATTCGTAGGTAAAGTTCATATCGCTTACATTCCAAGTGACAAGATTACTGGACTATCTAAATTCGGACGAGTAGTAGAAGGTTACGCTAAACGACTTCAAGTTCAAGAACGTTTGACACAAGAAATTGCAGACGCTATCCAGGAAGTACTAGAACCTCAAGCTGTAGCTGTTATTGTAGAAGCTGAACATACTTGCATGAGTGGTCGCGGTATTAAGAAGCACGGGGCTACTACTGTTACTTCGACAATGCGTGGACTATTCCGTGAAAATGAAGCTGCTCGAGCTGAACTACTTCAGTTGATTCGTAATTAAGGGGGTTCAATATGCCAGCGTTTAAACGTAAAAAGATGGTCAGTGAACTTCAATTAGGTTTGACTTTGCTTTTCGTAGTGGCCTTGGTAGTAAGTAACATTATCACAAGCAAGCAGGTACTTCTTCCTTTTAACATTACGATGACCGGAGCCGTGTTCATTTTTCCTATCACTTACATCTTATCAGATCTGGTGTCGGAAGTGTACGGATACCGATGGAGTCGATTGACTTGTTACTTCGGGTTCGCAGCAAACCTATTTGCGGCACTAGTCTTTAGCGCAGTGATTCAAAGTCCTGCCCCAAGTTACTGGCAAAATCAGGAAGCGTTCCAAACAGTGCTAGGGAGTACACCTCGTGTACTAGTCGCCTCACTTTTAGCATTCGTTATTGGGGACTTCGTAAATGACCGAATCTTCGCTAGGATGAAACGTAAATACCCTGATTCGATTAAGGGATTTGGATCTCGTGCAATCTTTTCAAGTCTAATGGGCGAACTAGTGGATAGCCTTGTGTTCCTTCCTTTAGCATTCTGGGGACTAATGCCTGTCCAAACTCTAGTTATCATGACACTTAGTCAGGTAGTTATAAAGACAGGTTATGAATTAGTTATTCTTCCATTTACTACCATTGTGGTTAAGTTAGTAAGTCGATACGAAAACAGAAAGGTTGAACATGAGTATTAATTTATACTTCGCTGGAGGATGTGCAAAGGCTATTGAGGATTTCTTATTATCTCGTAACGCTAATCGATTGTTTACTCAGAAGTACGAACGAAATTCTACAGGAAAGGTCTGGTTCGATTACGCAGATAAGCATCCCGATTTTAGTGGTAAGGTGTTTGTGGACTCGAGTGCCTACGGCGCGTGGACAAGAAATGTTCATATTGACCTAGACGAGTACATCGACTACCTAAATAGTAATGAGGGTAGGTTCGAAGTCATTGCGTCACTAGACGTCATTCCAGGGGATAAGGGACATTTTGCTACACGCCAGCAAGTATTAGACGCTAGTAGCCAATCGTGGGATAATTACCTGTATATGTACGAACGGGTAATTGATAAAGACCGCGTCATTCCAGTATTTCACATCGGGGAACCATGGGACTATTTAGATAAGATCCTGAACCACCGTCACAAAGACGGGTCCAAAGTGCTGTACATGGGATTAGGTGGACTAGTAGGTGTTCACGGTAACGAACGTGAGAAATGGCTTAGTCGTGTATTCGAAACTATTCAAAGTAGTTCGAACCCGGAAATTAAGACTCACGCCTTTGGAGTTACTGCCGTTAAGATTTTGGAACAATTTCCATTTACGTCAGCAGACTCAACTTCAGCGATTCTTACAGGCGCAATGGGTAACATTATGACCCCTTATGGAAATATTAGTTTTGCCCGTAAGGATGGGGGGGCCGCTAACTTCTACCGTTTAGGTAAACCTGTACAGAACAGTATCTTAAAACTCATTGAGGAATCTGGACTGAACTTTACCGTTGAGGAACTCACTGACAATTATATTGCGCGAGAGTTAATTAACTGTCAATACTTACTTGATTGGGCTAGTAATTATACGTACACCCCTATCAAGTATAAACAGAACCGATTATTTTAGCTCCTTATGAAATGACCTTATTATTAAATAAGGTCTTTTTAGGTGTTTACAAAATATCGAAAATTGGTGTATATTAATGTATAACTAAAATTAAAGGAGGCTCAAGATGAGCATTACGTTTAAAACGCAGACCCTTATGCAGGTCGTAGGTCAGCTAAATCGATTAGTTCCTAGTAAGCTACTAGAAATTACTCGATATTGGTATATTGAAGGAGCTGATGGAATTGTTACCTTTACAGCTTACGACGGTTCTAACTGGCTACGATATACCCTCGAAGCTGACGGGGACATTGATGTCATTGTAAAAGCTGAACAATTTGGTAAGCTAGTTGAAAAGACTACAGTAGATTCTATTTCCCTTACACCTAAGGCAGAGTACCTTGAAGTTAAGGGTAACGGTACTTACAAGGTAGATATTGTACCAAGTGATGAATCTTATCCATTGTTCGATAGTGCGCTACCCGAGGATTTAAGTGAGGATGACGCTAAGTTATTGAAGTCTTCCCTATTCTACAATATCGCCAACGTGAACGACTCCGCTGTATCTAAGAGTAACGCAGATGGTATCTATACAGGTTACCTATTAGATGGAGATCAAGCTATTACATCTGATATCATTCGGGTGTGTTTGAACCCTATTGACGATATTGGAGCTAAATTACTTATCCCGTCATCACTAATGCGACTACTTTCATCTCTAACGGATGACAAGTTGTACCTATGGACTTTGGATGACGAGTTCATTTATGTAGCTACCGCAACTGTAGAGATCTACGGTCGTGTAATGGAAGGGGTTGAAGACTACCAGGACATGAGCGTGATGGATAGCCAGAAGTTCGAATCGGAAGTTACATTACCGACCGCGGATATTCAAAGTATCCTAGACCGTCTTACTTTGTTCATGACCGCTTTCGACAAAGGTACAATTCATTTAGACTTTGGACCTAAACAGCTTGCAATTATTACTACATCAGGTTCTAAGGAGCTGGTTAAGTACGCTTCAGGTGACAAAGGTACTGACTTCACGTGCGCAGTAAATAGCTTACTACTACGGGATATTTTAGCTACTGTATCGGAAGACTACTTCACCCTTCACTTTGGAAATGAACTATGTCTTAAGATTGAATCTAATGGGGTTACTTACTACTTAGCTACCCAAGAAGAAGGAGACGCTTAATGCCAAGTAAATTGTCCAGAATTGCAAAGATGGTAGCGGCTGAAAAGGTAAATGAGCCTGCGGCTAATTTCGTGGACAAGTTTACTCAGGTTATTGAGACTACCCAAAAGGCTTACACTCCATCCACCTACTACAAACCAAGTGGCGTGGGTGGGTGTATTCGTAAGATGTATTTTGAGCGGATAGGTAAAGCCCTACAGGATAACGCTAGTTACAATCTAATCGCTATGGGAGAAGCAGGTACATTTAGGCACGAAGTTCTTCAGGAGTACATGGTTCAGATGTCCAAAACTGACCCAGATTTTGAGTGGTTAGATGTAGCAGAGTACCTGGAGGAAAATCCGGTAGAGGGTACTGAGGTTGACAAGAACTTCGTCAAAAATGAATATGAGACGAAGTGTAAAAATGAACTACTTCAGCTATCGTTCCTATGTGATGGACTTGTAAGATGGCGAGGTAAGGTGTACATTATGGAAATTAAAACTGAGACCATGTTCAAGTTTAATAAACATACTGAACCTTACCCAGAACATAAGATGCAAGCTACTTGCTATGGAATGTGTTTAGGCGTGGACGATGTACTGTTCTTATACGAGAACCGTGATAACTTCGAAAAGAAGGCTTACACCTATCACATCACTGACGCTATGAAGGACGAGGTACTGGACAAGCTAGTTACTTGTGAGGAGTATGTAGAGAAAGGGGAGAGCCCGAAGATCTATTGCTCGTCTAATTACTGTCCGTACTGTAGGAAGGAGGGACGTAACCTATGACATACACGGGTAAAATGTTCGAAGAGGATTTTAGGAAGGGGGCAGATCTTTGCGGAAATAACGCAAGATTTTCCCGTCTGTACGATACTACAAACGGCTTTAGAGGAGTGGCAAATCCGTGTGACTTTATAGCCGCGACGAAGTATGGGACAGTTTACGTTGAACTAAAAACTACTCATTCTAGTTCCTTACCATTTTCCAACATTAGTGAACATCAGTGGAATGAATTATTCCTAGCTGACCAATGTCCGTATGCTTTAGGTGGTGTATTAGTTTACTTCCCTAAGCACGCTATGATTAAGTGGTACCCTATGACTGACCTTACTCGTCTAAAACATCAAGGGAAGAAGAGTATTAATCCTTCAGTAGAGACAGATATCGGCTATTCTGTACCTTATCTAAAGAAGCGTACCCGACTCACTATCCCTATTGAAAATGTTCTTAAAGCGTTCGAGGAACATTTAGCTGACAAGACTAATGGGTAGAGCTAAGTTACCGCACATTGATATACGACTTGACGAGCTTGCGGAAGCTTCGAAGAACGCCGAAGATTATGGAGAAATTGTCAATGTCGTAGTTGATGAAGTAGTTCGAAAAGCTACTAAGCCTTTGGACGATGTAATGGAGAAGATCCAGGAACATCTTACAGACGTTCAATCCATGACTACTGAAGATCTGAACTACTTCATTACCTACCTTCCTACTGTTATGTACTTCACTACAGATAGGGCGGAGTTGGTAGGTATTAAGATGGACGCAAGTGCCGCAATTCGTCGGGAGAAGTACGATGACTTATATGCGTTTGCGGCTGGTAGGACAATCCCAGATAAAGAATCGGAAACTCGTAAATTAGTAATGAACGAGACTGTGATTGAAACTGCCTACAAACGAGCCTATAAAAAGGTTCAAGCTAAATTGGAACAAGCTGATAAAGTATTAGCTTCCCTTAAAAGAGTTCACCAATTTAGACTTAACGATATTGAACTCACACAATATAATTCAACAGGAGTAACATTACATGCAAAAAGAAATCGCCGTAAAGATGATTGACCCTAAATTGGACCGACTTAAATTCACAGGAGATTGGGTCGATGTACGAACTAGTTCCATTACTGAAATTAATGCTAGTAAGGAACAAGTTTCGAAATGTCGAACCATTCTCCAGAAAGCCCAAGTTTGTCCTATTAAGGCGGGCGAAAGCATTAAAATTGCACATGGGTTTGCTTTAGAGTTACCTAAAGGACACGAAGCTATTCTCCATCCTCGCTCAAGTCTGTTCAAGAAGACAGGACTAATCTTTGTTTCTAGTGGAGTTATTGACGAGGGTTATAAAGGGGATACAGATGAGTGGTTCTCCGTATGGTACGCAACCCGTGACACTGAACTATTCTACGACCAACGTATTGCCCAATTCCGAATCCAACCTAAGCAACCCGAACTGAAGTTTAACTTCGTGGATACTTTAGGTAACGACGCTAGAGGGGGGCATGGAAGTACAGGAGATTTCTAATGAAGCTAGAACAACTTATGCAAGATTGGAATAAGGATTCCAAGGCGTTGGTAGCTGTACATGGATTAGAGCGGGAGAACTTACCTCGTATCCCGTTCTCTACTCCTATTATGAACTATCAGACGTATGGAGGACTTCCTCGTAAGCGGGTCATTGAGTTCTTCGGACCCGAGTCTAGTGGTAAAACTACATCGGCATTGGATATCGTGAAGAACGCCCAGTACATTTTCCAGGAAGAGTGGCAACAGTTACAAGAGGATCTGAACACCAAATTAGAAGAGTTACAGAACGCAAAAGGTTCGAACAAGACTAAAATTAAGGAAATCCAAATGCGTCTAGACGCCCATAAGGAACCGCTGAAAATTGTATACCTCGATTTAGAGAATACATTAGATACAGATTGGGCTAAGAAATTGGGCGTGGACGTGGACAACCTTTGGATTGTACGTCCGGAACATAATTCCGCAGAAGAGATCCTTCAGTATGTACTAGATATGTACGATACAGGAGAAGTAGGTCTTATTGTTTTAGACTCTTTACCTTACATGGTTAGTCAGAACCTCATGGACGAGGAGTTGACTAAGAAAGCGTACGCAGGTATTTCCGCACCGTTAACGGAGTTTAGCCGAAAGGTGACTCCATTACTAACTAAATACAATGCTATCTTTTTAGGTATTAACCAAGTTCGGGAAGACTTAAATAGTATGTATTCTACCTACTCTACTCCAGGTGGTAAGATGTGGAAGCACGCTTGTGCGGTTCGAATTAAGTTCCGTAAAGGTGACTTCATTGACGAGAAGGGTGAAAAGGTTAATAGGTCTGCTCGTAACCCAACAGGTAACATGGTAGAAGCCTTTGTAGAAAAAACTAAAGCCTTTAAACCTGACCGGAAATTAGTTCAGTACACATTGTCCTACCACGAAGGTATTCAGGTAGAAAGTGACCTCGTAGATGTAGGAATTGAATACGGTTTTGTAGGAAAGAGTGGCGCGTGGTTTACTATCCTTGACCCAGATACTGGTGAAATTTTACAAGACAGTGCCGGCGAGGATTTAAAATTCCAAGGTAAGGCTCGTATTGTGGAACGTCTAAGAACAGATGATGAAGTATTTAATGACCTTATGACTGCGGTACATGAAGCTATTACTTACGAAGAACAGTAGAGGCTAATCATGGTTCAACGAACACTATTTAATCGGCCGACAGGTCCTAAATTAGCTACAACTAGAAAGCGTTCACCTCTCAATTCTAAAGTACTAACACTTATGAACCAAAGGGAACGTCAAGTCTTAGTTCACTCTAATTTATACTACCGGCAGAATACGAATATTGTAACTGACGCACAATACGATAGATGGAGTCATGAACTATATGACCTCATTACAAAATATCCTAAAGAATTTAGGAAGTCCACATGGTTCCAAGCATTTAGGGACTTTGATGGAAATACTGGAATGGGCTTACCGTATACACATCCATGGGTAGAAGGTACGGCCCTTCATTTATTGAAGATTACAGGAGGGAAAAGCTAGTGATAAATTTAGCTAATAAATATCGCCCAAGAGCCTTTCAAGACGTAGTAGCTCAAGGGTATGTAAAGCAGATTTTACTGAACCAATTAGAAACTGGAGAGATTAAACACGCCTATTTATTTTGCGGAGGAGCTGGGACAGGTAAGACTACGTCCGCTCGTATTTTCGCAAAAGAGGTAAATAACGGGGAAGGTACTCCTATTGAAATTGACGCAGCGTCTAATAACGGTGTAGAAAATGTGCGTGACATTATTGAGGACAGCAAGTTTAAATCGCTAGACAGTAAGTACAAGGTATATATCATTGACGAGGTTCATATGCTTTCTACAGGCGCATTTAACGCCCTACTGAAGACACTAGAGGAACCTCCTACAGGTACTATCTTTATTCTATGTACCACTGACCCTCAAAAGATTCCAGCTACAATCATGTCCCGAGTTCAGAGATTCGACTTTACTCGAATTAGCGTTGACGATATTGTTAGCCAGCTAGAGTATATTTTAGAGTCGGAAAACGAGGAAGGCGCATCGTATGATTACGATATGGAAGCTTTGCGTTTCATTGCTAAACTAGCTAACGGTGGGATGCGTGACGCTATTACACGTCTAGAAAAGGTACTAGACTATACGGACTACGTAACTGTTCAAGAAGTAGCAGATGCGTTAGGTACACCTGATTACGAAACGTTCGTAAACTTGACTAAGACTATTCTATCGAATAGTACGTCAGACGCATTAAAACTATTAGACGAGTTCCACATGAGCGGTAAAGACCTTAAACTGACCATGCGTAATTACACTAACTTCCTGGTCGATGTATGTAAGTACTTCCTAACTCAAGATTTAGGACTTACTAACTTACCTGACCATTTAGAGGAAGACTTGGCGGAGATTAAAGGTTCAACTGAATACTCCCTCTTACTATGGATGCTGGAGGAAATGAACTCTTTGAACTCGACTATTAAATGGGAACCTAACGCTAAGCCTATCATAGAAACACAGATACTACTAATGACGCAGGAGGATTGATATGATTAAGTTCATCGGGCAGAGTAAGGCTAAGGAGTTCGTAAAACGCCGCAAGTCCTTACCTAACTGTACTGTCATTATAGGTCCTAAGCGGAGCGGTAAGAGCACGTTTGCACGGTATATCTGCGAGGAATTAGGGTACCATTGTGTATTCATTGACAATAAGGTAGACAGTATTCGGGAAATGATTGAACTTAGTTCAAGTCTAGCCCAGCCTACTTTATTCGTAACCCGAATGTCGGGAATGTCCGTAGGTGCTAAAAATAGCTTGCTAAAAGTGACAGAGGAGCCTCCTAAGAATGTTCATTTATGTCTACTAGCTTACACGGAAGGGGACGTATTAGACACGCTAATTTCTCGGTCGTGGGTTATTAACTTACTTCCCTATTCTCCAGACGAGGTTGCGTACTACCTAGAGCGCTATGTTAAAGGTGTACGTGACATTATACCCCTCAGTACCCTATTCAGTAGTCCTGGACAGGTCAACCAAGTGATAGTAGAGTACGGGAAGGAGGGACTTCAATTGTACCTGGACAAGGTTCAATTCTTCTATGACAACATCTTTGAAGCTTCGTCCAGTAACGCCCTAAAGATGGCGGATTGGTTCCGTTTTAAGGATACTGACACGGCGGAAAATACGTTAATACCTGAACTATTTTTAGAGTTATGTATGAACTACATAGGCGCACAGAACCGCAACATTTTAAATCCGCCCGTACTTGTTCGAAACTATGCACTTCTTCGAAAACTTGCAATCTGTTTAGGTTCAGTAAGTACTAAGGGTCGAAATAAGCTATTCGCAATTAACAAGCTAATCAAGGAGGTACACGAAATTGGCTAATTTAATGGAGTTTATGACTCATATTAGAGAAGATAGATTACTTCCTTTTTACATTTTCACAGGCGAGGAGATTGGGCTTATGAACGTATACCTAGGTCATATCCAATCACCTGTTACTCGCGAAAGTAGTGTAGCCAGTGTTATACGTCCATTGACTCAACGTTCCATTGTAAATACGAACCGTGTCTACGCCGTGCGGGATGACAAAGAGTTCTTATCTAATGAATCCCGCTGGAAGGTATTAGAGGACATTAAGTACGGTACACTTATCCTGATGTACACTAAATTAGATTCGCGCAGTAAATTCTTGAAGCAGTATGCGGACAATGTAGTTATGTTCGATAAAATGACTACACCTCAATTAGTGAATCACTTCTCTAAGAAATTCAAATGTACTGTACCTATACTCGAGTATGTCATTGAAGCATGTGACCGTGACTACTCGCGAATTGAAAACGAGCTGGATAAGATTAGTCGAGTGGACTTACCTACCGAGAAAGCCGTGGATTCCTTAATTTACCGGGAACTTGAGTTCGAAATCTTTGAGGCCGTTAAATGTGTTATTAGTTATCGACCTACCCAGGCTTTCGAACATATTCATACCCTACTAAGTAAGCAGGAAAACGTGCTAGGGTTTCTTACTTTACTGTACAATCAATTCAGCGCCGCAAGTCGAATATTAGGTACGGATAACGCTAAAGAATCTACTGTAGGTATTAAACAATTCACTATTAATCAAATTAGGTCGAACTTTAATTACTCATTAGATTCGGCTTTTGAAGGAATGGTAATTATTGGGGACATAGTCGAAGGTATTAAATCTGGACTATATACAGATGTAACAGGTGTTCAAATTTGCTTATTAAAACTTTTTGAATTGTCGTAAACCAATTCGATAAATTCGGTGTATATTAAATTAAGTAAAGGAGGAGCCAATGGGTAACAAATCACCGACAAAACTAGCCCGAGTATTCCTAGCCGGGAATTTAGGGTACCTAGAAAGCCTAATTAGTCAATATGGACCTACTATGTCCATTCAGGAAATTTACAATAAAGAAAAGGAAAAACATAATGACAAACATTAAAACATTTAAACAGCTTGTTACTAAGCATATTCAGCGTGATGGGGTGGATAACCTTTTAGAGTGGGTAACTAATGAAACCGACTTCTTAACAGCGCCAGCTAGCACTCGATACCACGGTTCTTATGAAGGTGGATTGCTTGAACATTCTCTTAACGTATTCAACCAACTTGTCTGGGAAATGGACCATGTGGTAGGGAAAGGCTGGACTGAACTATATCCTATGGAAACCGTAGCTATCGTAGCATTGTTCCACGACCTCTGCAAGATTGACCGTTATGTATTAGGTCAAAAATGGCGTAAGGACGAGAACGGTGAGTGGGAATCCTATGACGCTTACGAATACAACCAGCAGAAACCTGAAATGGGACACGGAGCCCAATCTGTTTACTACCTACAGAAGTTCATTCAGCTAACTGAAATGGAAGCTCAAGCTATTTACTGGCACATGGGAGCCTACGATATTAGCCCTTACTCAACCCTAGCGGCATGCAGTGAAACCTTTAAATGGAACCCACTTGCATTCTTGTTACACCGTGCAGATATGGCGGCTACGTATGTAGTAGAAAATGAAGCTTTTGAATATGCTACTGAACCTGTAGTGCAGGAAGCTGAACCTGTTGAAGAAGTGGAAGAGAAACCAGTTCGTAAGCGTGCTCGTAAAACTGTTAAGGAAGAACCTGTAGAGGAAGAGCAGGAAGAGGAAAAACCAGCTCGTACTCGTCGACGCCGTAAAGCAGTTAAAGAAGAGGACGTACAGGAAGAGCAGGAAGCTGAACAAGAAGAACCTGTAGCACGTATCACTCGACGTAAAAAGGTAGCTGAAGCTGAACCCGAAGAGGTTAAGGAAGAGGAACCAGTGGAAGAGGAAAAACCTTCCAAGATTCGTCGACCTCGTAAAGGTGTACGAGCTAAGTCAGGAGACCCTGTAGTAACTACATACTACTTCTACAACGAAGCTGATGACTATTACTACAAGAAAGACGTCAATGAGCCCGACAACGGCGACGACATTTTAGTAGATGAACTTGAGTATTTAGATGCTATGTGTCCAGTACTTGAGGAAGACTTCTTCTACACTCTTGACGGCAAACCTGGTAAATTAGCTAAGGGTGAACGTTTGCCTGAGGAATATGACGAAGAGACTTGGGAACCTATTACTAAGGAAGAGTACGAGGAAATGACTAAGCCTGTTGAAAAGACTGTCGTACGTGCTTCTCGTAAGAAACCTACCCCAAGCCGTCGACCACGTCCATAGGAGGATTGAATATGTGTGAACATTGTAATGAACAAGAGACAGCTGAAGTATCCTTTACCCTACGTAACCAGCAGGGACAGGCTACTGACATTAAATTCTCTTACGAAGAATTAGGGCAGTTTTCTAAACGCATAGACGAAATGGCGCATAAGGGGCACGAGAACTTCCAAAAGATGGTCGCTATTGCCTATCTAAGTAACAAGGAAGTTCAGTCATATGCAATTCGTGAATCGTTACTGGAAGCTAAATTTGCGACCTACCGTGAAGCAGTATTAGAGGCCGCTAAGGAGTTAACTGACCTTGAACAGTTCCGTAAAGAGTTACAAACAATTGAAAATACTAATGATTTAGTAGAAGACTTATCACCGTTATTAGCCCGAATGATGGAGGACTCACATGGAACGAATATGCGCAGTAATGGTATTTGAATACCATAACGATTCTAAACCTATAGAAATACCTGCGTTATTCGATTGTATGGAAGATATAGAAGCCATAGTGGACTATGTTGAACTAGTGATGGATGACCCAGACCCTTCGCGAGGAGGGTCCGTTATCCTGACTCCATACAATCCGGATATTAACGGAGAGTATATCGCAGTAAATTGCGTAGTTAGTCTAAGACATATTAAAGCAATGAAATGTACATGCAGTGTAATTAAATATAAGGAGCCGCTAGATGTCTCAAAATCGTAGACAGTTATCCACTAGTGTCAAGGCGTTTGTAGAGGATTATAAACGGGCGAAGCTTAGAATAGCCTATCTAAATTCTAAACACGCGCACAATGCGGATAATGAATTAGAAAGTTTGACTCATTTTGTAAAATGTATAGATGACATGGTATTATGTTTCCCAGAAAGTCAGCAAATTATTTTCCAGAAGTGTATATTAGATGACCTTCCGGTTACGAAAGCTGCTTTGGAAATTGGATACCATTACACCTGGGTACTAGAGCTCCGAGACCGTGTTGTTAAGGCTCTAGAATGTGCCATTCATAACGATGGGATTATTACGTCAGAAATGGGGCTAAAATTGAAGGAGGTAATAGATGGGAATTGTATTAGTTAAAAGCATCAGCGTCGTACTATTTCTAGCCAGTTCGCTAAGTACGTTATACGCACTATTGCGTCTACCGTTATTAGATAGAAACGCAGATGTACATCCAGTAGCGGTGGTAACAGGACTATTCTGTAGTACCCTTATTCTCGTAATTACCGGCTGGTATTTAACGGTAATGCTATGAGGAAGGGTATACCGACTAGAAGAGCTAGTTCGCGACAGGAGAAGCAAATTGCGCGTGAATTAGGTGGACGTGTTCAGCCTAATAGTGGAGCAACTGATTTCTATAAAGGGGACGTCATGACAGACAATATGCTTATTGAATGTAAGACTGTTATGAAGCCTCAACGTTCCATTACTGTTAAGAAAGAATGGTTCGAAAAGAATGAACAGGAACGGTTCGCTAGTAAGAAAGACTATTCCGCAGTAGTATTCAATTTCGGGGACGGGCAGGAGCAGTATATAGCTATGGATGTTAAAGCATTTAAAAGGTTACTTAGAGACCAAAAGGAGGACATATGACAGATAACCAGAAGTGTTTATTAGTAATAGACGAGCAAGGTCAATTACGCCAGTATGAGTTAGACGGGGTAAACAGTACTTACCTAGATGTAACTAATCTAGACCCTATTGTACTAAAGACAGTAATTGAACTAATTTCTCGTAGCCGTGTAGGTGTTAATAAGTACGGTACTACACTACATGAGAACCACGCAGATGACTTTTTACAGCATGCTAAGGAGGAAGCACTAGATTTAGCTAATTACCTTACCAAGTTGCAATCAGAGCAAAAATAAAAAAAAAGACCCCTCTCAGGTCTTTTTTATTTGTTCGAATTATTTACAAGCTGCTCGTAAGCGAAGTCAATTAATTCTTGTCGAGTAAACTGATACGCCTTACCATTTAGAACTACGACAGGAAGTAGGCTAGTGTCTATGCCCACGCACCCAATACCGTCACTTGTTAACAGGAACTCCATATCATTACGAAGTAAGTTCACGTCCTTTAGGTCTTTAATACTTCCTACCATTCTCCATCCCCCAATTCTTTCACTACCGTGTTACAATCTAAACATCTCCAAAATTTGCCGCTAGGAACAGGTTCAGGTACATTTAGCTTATCACCAAATTGATTAATAGTAAATACTCCAGGGTACTTAAATGTACATCCAATTTGAAGTGATTTACATTTAGGGCATTGTAGTCGTTCGAACTTTTTCTTGTGCCTAAATAACTGAACACATTCTAGGTCAGTGAACAGTCTATCGTCCTTATAGACAACCCCTTCCATCAATTCGTCTTCCGAACAGCCCTCGTCTAATAGGTCACCGATTGTGTGGGAGTAGGCCGTAAGTACGGAGAACAGTCCCGGCGCGTGTCGTTTACTAACCTGAAGTTCTGTACAGGTCATCCAGGGCTGAGGTGTCTTGGTAAAGATTCGAATTCCTTCAGTATAACTTGAGTTCGGGTCAATGTTACCCAGTAGGCGCAGAACAGTTCCATTCATAATCATGTCTACATATACCTGAAATGTATCCATATTAGCTAGATACTTACAAGTAATCTTTCTATATAGAATAGATGGAATATCTCTTACGACCGTAGCTGGTCTAGTTCTATGAGGCTTACGTTTCTTATTCTTAGCCATTACTCCTGTACCACTGTAGGTTGTTTTAACTCTACAATTTCCTTCCCTTGGTATTTTACCACTTCTTCTAATTGAACCACCCTGGATTCTAGGTTATGTAAACGGTAATCTAGGCGCTGACGTTCATCCCGAATCGTAACAAGGGTAAATATTAGAATACCTAATGTGCAAAGTGTGGCAAGTGTAGTAATTGAATAAATAACACGGTCAATTCTAATTCGTTTCTTCATGTATGGGTACATATTAAACCTCTTTCTCTACTGTAATTTTAAAATCTTGTTCATTTAGGCTTAGAGACAAAACTGTCCCAAGTCGTTTTTCATTCGTTAATAAATCAATAATAATTTCTAAAACTTGCTTACCGAGAACCAATTGGGTAGCTACGATATCTGACTCGTCCATCGTTATACCTCCTTAATTAGCTGATGTGCATAAGCTAAACAGCTTGAACTTCCGAACTTATTAGCTAAATGTTGATAATAGTTAGCTTCTTCAATTTTACTAACTTTGTTTTCCTGAACCTGACGGTCCGCGAAAGTCATAGGGGCTTGGTTGTTTGCTCGATCGAAAATTAACATGGGATACCTCTTTCTATTTTGTATATTCTTCGAAAATTGGAATAACTTGTTCGGCGATATGTTTCTTCCGAACAGTTACTCGACCTCTTGCAGGAGCGTTCATTATTTTACGACATTGTTCCAATGTACGCATCCCATAACTAGCGGCTAATTGAAGCCATTTAGCTTCTGCTGGTTCAACTTTAATGTACTTCAGTGTACGTGGGTTAACTGTATAGCTACCTAAACTCTGAAACAATGGTACACATCCTTCGCCAATGGAGGGGATATTCCATACTTGGTAATCCCCTGTAATAAATTGCGCCGGATAGAAAGTATTCGAACCTTGTACAATAATATCCATTAGTAAACCTCCACTTACTTATCTAAAGTAATAACATAAGCAGGATTAATAGTTTCTAATCCCCATTCTTTTAATGTACGTTCAGATAATTTTTCTACTTTTAATACTTCGAAATCTAATAAAAAGTTCGAAAAGTTACTTGAATTGAACACTTGATATTGGGTACCTTGAAGTAATATTTCTGCCCCTTCACTATCAATAACAATTAGGTATTCATTAGTGAATGTATCTTGTAGTTTTGAAAGTTTCATTGTTTATACCTCTTTTTCGTATTTCTAACTTACACATTAAGTATAACATATTACCCGGTAATACACAACCGATAAATCTCGAAATATTCGAAAATATTGAACTTTTTTTGAATTTATTTGCCGAAAGAAAACGCATAAAAATCGCCAAAAATGCGCCGAAAGTGACCGAATACTTCTTATAAACTAACTAAATACATAACAATATTAAATACTTTAGAAACCTTTATACAATAAGGAAAATCAATGCGCGCAGGAAATGCACTTTCCGAACTATCTATAATAAAACCCACTAATACTAATAACTATATAAGGAATAGTAGACTATCTAACTAGACAATTTAGACCTAAGAACTACAAGCAAACGGACGGAAAAAGCGACTTCCAGAAACCAACTTACAAAACCGCCCAGAATAGTTGGTACAGAAGGGTTTACAAGATTAGGGAATTTCCGAATTATTGCTTATTTAGTAGATAGTTCGAAACTCTGAACCATATTTCTGAACCGGTTCGAAACTGATTTCTGAACAAAGTTCGAAAGTTCGAAACGCCTGGAAAATAAGTTCGAAAGTTCGAAAACTGACTTAAAATAAGTTCGAAAGTTCGAGACTGTATTTATACAATTTCCGAACATTCTTTATCTAATTCAGTTATTACTCACTACTTTAGTTTCTTACTTAAATGGTGTATAATATAGTAGAAAGAATTTGAAAGGGGTAAATAGATGACTGATGTACCTAATGGACCTAAGACAAAGAAACGTACTTCGCGCAAGAAGCCTGGACGGAAACCAGTGAAGCAAAAGGCGCGTGTAGAATTAGACGAGGTCATTGAGTTTGATTATAAAGGAATTAAACTTAGTAAACAGGAACGTAACGAAAGAATGAAGCTTGAGTTTATTAGAGGTATGGATGTGGCAGAGATTGCTCATCGTTATGGTGTCTCTAAAACAACAGTAGAAATCTTGCGCTCAAAAGGTAAGTGGGTGAAGTTGAAGAAACAGTTCGACGATGAGAAGTCATTAGTCACTAACGATACACTGACCCAGATGTACGCAGGTTTTAAAGTGTCAGTGAACATTAAATACCATGCGGCGTGGGAAAAGCTAATGAACATTATAGAAATGGCATTAGATAACCCAGATAAGTACCTTATGACTAATAAGGGAGAACTTAGATGGGGTGCATTAGATGTACTGTCCAATATTATAGACCGCGCACAGGCTGGACAAGAAAGAGCTAATGGGATGATACCAGCTGAAGTTCAATATCGACTTCAAATCGAACGTGAAAAGATTACCTTATTGCGTAAGAAGATGGGCGGTGGAGATACTGAAGAAGAGGTACGTGATAACTTTGTAGAAGCTTTAGACAATGCGGCAAAAGCTGTATGGAAAGACTTCGCTAACGAAACAGGAGCTTATATAAAGGAAGTATCTAATCAGGAGGCTGACAATGACTAAGAAAGAAATGATCATCTGGGGAATTGTTATTCTAGTATTTACTATTGTAGTAATCTATCCTAGACCGCCTCGCAAGACTAGAACAGAACCTGGAGTCATTACTCATGTAGGTCCTAATTATATAGAAGTAGAAGCGTACGGAAGATTCCTCATTAACCCTAAAGAAGCAGCAAAGCTAAACGAAGGGGAACACGCGCCGAAGTATATATTAGAAAGAGGTAGCTAGATGAAAATACATCATATAACTGAACAAGAAAACAAACGCACGCGCACCGAAATAGATTCATTGTTAGACGAAGCACGTGAAATGAAATATGATTCTGTACTTATAATAGGAATAAAGAATGGAGAAATATTCTCTTGTCATTCAGCTAAAAGTAAGTTACAACTATTAGGCGCATTGGAATTAGTTAGTCATGACTTTAAAGATATCAACTTCTAGGAGGCCGCATGGGTAGACTAAGAAACAAAGTACAGAAGTTTAACTTCGTACCTTTTAGTAAGAAACAACTTCAGCTACTCACTTGGTGGACAGATAACTCACCCTATAAAGACTTCGATGTGGTCATTGCAGATGGTTCAATTCGTTCAGGTAAAACTGTATCAATGGGTCTGTCTTTTGTCCTTTGGGCAATGAATGACTTCAATGGACATAACTTTGCTATCTGCGGTAAGACTATTCATTCCGCTCGTCGTAACGTAGTTCAGCCTCTCAAGCAAATGCTTTCAAGTCGCGGCTACAGAATAGAAGATATTCGAAATGAAAATCTATTAGTCATAGCTAGAATGGACGGAGATAAGGAAGTCATTAACTACTTCTATATATTCGGCGGAAAAGATGAATCAAGTCAAGACCTCATCCAAGGTATGACACTAGCAGGTATATTCTGTGATGAAGTAGCACTCATGCCTCAGTCCTTCGTAAACCAAGCTACCGGACGGTGTTCAGTATTAGGTTCAAAGATGTGGTTCAGTTGTAACCCAGGTAACCCGAATCACTACTTCAAGAAAGAGTGGATAGACAAGGCCGTAGTGAAAAGAATCCTGTACTTACATTTCACAATGAATGATAACCCTAGTCTCAGTCCCGCAATTAAAGCACGGTATGAAAAGATGTATGCTGGAGTCTTCCGTAAAAGATTCATATTAGGTCTATGGGTAACAGCAGATGGATTAGTGTATTCAATGTTCAATGAAGAACAGCATGTAAGAGAACTAAACATAGGCTTCGACCGTATCTTTGTAGCAGGAGACTTTGGTATCTATAACGCGACAACCTTTGGCGTGTACGGATATTCGAAACGTCTTCGTCACTACCATCTCATTGAATCTTATTACCATTCGGGTCGCGAGGCTGAACAACAATTAACAGAAGCTGACATTAATTCTAATAGTACATTTTCGAACGTCTTACAAAAGACTACTAAAGAATACGCTAATGATTTAGTGAAGATGATACGTGGGTACGACATTGAATACATTATATTAGACCCTTCTGCGTCTGCTATGATAGTTGAACTACAGAAGCATCCATATATTGTTCGAAAACAAATTCCAATTATACCTGCGCGAAATGACGTCAACTTAGGTATTTCATTTCATGCGGAACTATTAAATGAAAATCGTTTTACATTAGACCCAAGTAACACGCACGACATAGATGAGTACTATGCATATAGCTGGGACAATAAGGCTAGTGAACGTGGGGTGGACCAAGTCGTAAAAGAGTTCGACCACTGTATGGACCGTAATAGATATGCCTGTCTAACTGACGCACTCATTAACGATGAATTTGGTTTTGAAATTCAAGTGTTGAGCGGAAAAGGCGCAAGGGCGTAAACACTTTAGCCGATAAAGTTGTATAATACTAATAAGGAGGAATTACAAATGGCTAAAAAATCTAAAGCTATTTCTCATACCGATGAAGTTCTTAGTCAGGCTTTTCAAAGTCCCCTGGCGCAGAATGTAAAGTTCAAGAAAGAACTACAAGAGGTTGAGAAGTATTATCAATACTTCGATGGGTTCGATGTTACTGATATGAATAGTGACTACGGGCAGACATGGAAGATTAATGAAGAGGGATTGGACTATGTTCCTACTCGCGAGATTCGTAACTTTGTGAAACAGTTGATCAAGAAGCAAGCTCGTTTCATGATGGGTAACGAACCTGAACTAACATTCAACCCACTTGTTCAGAGTCAAGACAAGGCGGCAGAGAATAAACGTATCCTATTTGACGACATTCTAAATAAAGCTAAGTTCTGGTCCAAAGCAGCAAATGCTTTAGTAGATGCTACAGTAGGAAAACGTGTTCTCATGTTAGTATTAGGTAATGAGGGACAGGAGATTGATGTTCAGTTCTACTCTATGCCGCAGTTCACTTACATCGTAGACCCTAAAGACCCGTCACGTCTATTAGCGGTAGACATTGTGTACCAAGATGAACGTACTAAAGGTATGGAAGCTGAATCACAACTATGGCACCACTATCGCTATGAAATGAAAGCGAGTGCTTCTGAATCTGGAATTGCAGATGCGCTGAAGGACGACGAGGAAGAGTGCTGGTTAACCTATACACTAACAGACGGGGAAGCGAATCAAATCTACGTCACAGAAGAGGGTACCACTACTATTAAAAAGACAGAAGCTAAGTTAATTCAAATTACAGATAATTTAGGTAACCCTGTTGAAGTACCTTTAACTGTACAAGAGTCCGCACCAACTGGCCTAACAGAAATCCCATGTCGAGTCATTCTAAATGAACCTTTAACGAATGACATCTATGGTTCAAGTGACGTGAAGGACCTCATTACAATTGGGGACAATTATAACCGGACAGTATCAGACCTACGTGACGCACTGAAGTTTAAAATGTTCGAACAACCTGTCGTTATTGACGGTTCGAGTCAATCTCTTAAAGGAATGAAGATTGCACCTAATGCTTTAGTAGACATTAAGTCAGACCATACTGCGGCTATCGGAGGTTCAGGTTCTGCTAGACAAGCACAAGTTACTACTATTTCGGGAACATTTAATTTCCTACCAGCCGCTCAATACTATTTAGATGAAGCTAAAAAGGCAATGTATGAACTCATGGACCAACCGCTTCCAGAGAAAGTTCAGAACGCTCCATCGGGTATTGCTATGCAGTTCCTATTCTACGACCTTATGAGCCGTTGTGATTCCAAGTGGGTGGAATGGGATTCAGCTATTCAATGGATGGTGTCAATGATTGAAGAAATTCTAGCTAAAGTAAATGTAGATTTAGGTGTGTTACCTGACGAAATTAAACGTAGCTACGCAACCCTCACTACATTGTCAATTGAACATAAGTACCCACTACCAAGTGACGAAGTATCAGCTCGTCAAGTTGCGCTAAATGAAGTTCAAACTAATGTACGTAGTCACCAAGCCTACATTGAAGAATTTAGTAAGAAGGAACAAGCGGACAAAGAATGGAACCGTATCCTAGAAGAACAAGCACAACTTGATGAAGTTACCGCAGGAGCATTACCTCAATTAGCACAAGAACTAGACGAACAGGAGATTGAAGATGAACAAGAACGCCCGGAAGAAACAGATGAAGAAGCAAGTGGTTCGGAACAAAAAGACGAACATGACGGAGAAGATGTCGAACGAGACATTTAAAGTCAACTGCGACTATTGTGAACATAAGTTCGAACTGCACCAAAAGGACATCCATGACACTAAGATTGATAAGGTGTACGATTGGCGTTTCTTCGAATGTCCAAACTGTCGGATGCGTTACACTACGTTCATTGGTAACAAGACAGTCAAGGACCTCATCCGTGACCGGAACACTTATCGCCGACAAATTAAAAACGAATTAGACAAAGGTTCGAACATGAATCAAAATCGTTACCATGCTATTCGTATTCAAGACGAACATGCGGCTACAAAGATTCAAGGTCTGACACGTAAACTGAAGAAGGAGTTGAATATTAGTGAACGCGAAAAAGAATTCTTACTTGTCGAGTTGGGAAAAGGCAATTCATCAGAGGACAGTGAAACTGAACCTGGAACAGGAAACAGCGGTACTGAAAGCGTTCAATGACGCGACTAAGGACCTTATTAGTAAGATAGAAAAGTCTAGAACTGGATACTTACCTAAACGAATCTATAAAGATTATGCGTACGATTTGTATTCAGTTCTACTTGAACTAGTGACTACCTACTCCCATAAAGCCGCTAAGAATGTACTGGACGGACAACTACTACATACTTTAGCCTTATTAGGGGAAGATGGTCAGAGTACTGCAAAAGACTTCGAACGAGTTCTTCGTGGTATCTCCCTTGTCTATTCTAAACTAGCCGCAGAAGCTGTCGTTAAAGGTGAAATCTATAAGGACGGTAAGAACTTATCCAAACGTATCTGGTCAGTAGCCTCTAAAGCGGGTAACGATATTCAAGAAGTAGTTACCCGTGGACTGGCTAGTGGAATGAGCGCAGTAGATATGTCTAAAGTATTAGAACAGTATGTTAATCCAGCTGCTCGCAAAGTATGGAACACTGAAAAGATATCTGAAACACTTGGTCCTACTACAGCTAGAAAGTATCAGAACCTAGAGTACAACGCCTTACGATTAGCTAGAACTACTATTAGTCATTCAGCGACTGCCGGTGTTAGGTCTTGGGGTAAAGTGAATCCGTTTTGTAAATATGTTCAGTGGCATTCAGTACACGCGCCAGGAAGAACTTGTCAGGCATGTATAGACCTAGACGGAGAAATCTTTCCTATAGAAGAATGTCCTTTCGACCATCCGAATGGAATGTGTTACCAAACTATCTGGTACGATAAGTCTATGGACGATATCGCGGATGAACTAAGGGCATGGGTACACGGTGAACCTAATGAAGAATTAGATACCTGGTACAGTGAACTAAATGTTCCTACTCGGTATAACGCAAGTGATATTGATTTTGTTAAAAGTTATTAGAGGTTCGAAACTTTCGAATCTCTTTTTATAGTCTATAAATAGTCTACATGAGTTTTCGAACCATTTTTCCGAATGGTATTTATTTGTGTTATAATATGTAAGAGAGGACTTGCCACCTTAATGGCTCGAACTTGGTTTCACTGTTCCAAGATTAAATAAAAACAGAAGATTCAGCCGGAGGGCGTAAACTCAGGAGGAAAGAAAATATGGCGTATCAACTGAAAGACCTTCTAAAAGGACTTGATGATGCAACGGTAAAGCAGGTTGAGGATACTATTAAAAATAATTCGAAAGAATTAGATGCAAAAGTATTCATTGACGGGGACGGGGAACACTTCGTTCCACATGCTAGGTTCGACGAAGTTGTTCGTCAGCGGGATTCTGCTAATAGTTCAGTGACTGAACAAAAAGAGCAACTAGAGAAGCTAGCTAAACAGGTGGAAGATAATAGCGATGCGCAGGCTACGATTCAAACACTTACGCAGAAACTAGAAGCTCAATCAGCGTTAGCTAAGAATGCTATTTTAGAGTCACGGTTGACACCATTGATTCAGAACTCCATTGCTCCCGCATCTGACATTTTAGGGTTCATGGACTTATCTAAAATTACTGTCAACGAAGATGGTAAGGTAGAAGGTTTAGAAGAGCAACTGAAAGTGGTACAGGAGTCTAAGAAATACTTATTCAAAGACGTAGAACCTCAACCCGAACCAGAAGGTTCACCGGAACCGGGTAAGGTGGGTACAGGTAACCCAGGTAACTCAGGTCGATTAGGTTCTAGTCCTACACCTCCAAAAGAGGTTGGGGCCTTTGGTAAGCAACTGGCGGCCGCGGTGGGTAAAGTCCAAGCGGATCAATCAGAAACTACTTCATTCTTTAAATAATAGGAGGAAAGCTCATGCCAAATGTGCGTGTCAAGACTACTGATTTAAATCAGACTACTCGCAGTATTGTAGCAATTCCGGACCACTATGTAGCATTTTCAGCTCAAATTCCGGCTACTGCTGCTACGGAAGTAAACGGTAAGAAATATATCTTAGCGGGTACTACTGTTACTAATGCGACTACACTTGATGGTCGTTCAACAGGTCTTCAGGTTACTCAAGCAAGTGAACAATTTGACGGTGTAATCTTTACAGACCAAGAAGTTTATCCAGGTGAAGAAAATGTAACTGTTACAGTTCTTGTTCATGGATTCGTTAAATACGCTGCGTTGCAAAAAGTAGGGGGGGCAGTACCTACTTCTAAGAACGCTATGATTTTAGTTGTAAAATAGGAGGCTAATAAATGAATATTTATGACTACTTAAATGCTAATGAGGTGGCAAGCTATATTCAATCTTTGCCTTCTAACGCATTACAATACATTGGACCTCAATTGTTCCCGAACGCGCAACAAACTGGTACAGATATTAGCTGGTTGAAAGGTGGGTCTAACCTTCCAGTAACAATCCAACCATCTAACTACGATGCTAAGGCTAGCATTCGCGAACGTGCTGGGTTCAAAAAACAAGCTACAGAGATGGC